GTCGCTGGCCGGCTACTCGGAGGTGGCCCGCATCACGGGCGCGGTCGGGGTCACCCAAACCGAGCTCACCAACGCGATCATGAAGGGCGGGTCGGCGCTCGACGCGATCAAAGCCCCGCTGCAGGCGTACGCGAAGGGCTTGGACACCTCCACCATCGAGGGTCGCGCGCAGATGACTGCGATCGACGGCACGATGGCCAAGCTGGATGACTTGGCCAGCATGTACGGGAAGGGTACGGCGTCGGCGGACGCGAACTCCGCGGCGAGCCATCGGGTCGCGGAAGCCACGGTAGCGAACGACCGCTACTGGTCGGCGGCGGCGGGTACGGCGAACGCGCTGGGGATCTCGTTGGGTTCGGTGTCGGGCGGCTACACCAACATTGTCGCGACCGGCTCGGCGGCCTCGAACGCGGTGCAGGACGTGAGTGCGGCGTTCATCAACTCGGCGTTGGGGGTGGCGCAGGCCAGTCAGGCGATCTCGGACCACTTCCAGTCCGCGGACAAGGCGGTGTCGCAGGCGCAGCAGGGCTTGGCGGACGCGAACCATTCGGCTGAGGCGTCGTCTCGGTCTGTCGCGGACGCCACCCACTCGCTGGCGAACGCGCGTCGTTCGCTGTCCGACGCCACACAGGGTGTCGCGACCGCTCAGGGTGCCTTGACGAAGGCGCAGGAGCAGGAGAAAGAGGCGCAGGCCGCGTTGCACACGGCCCGCGAGCAGGCGATCCGCGATTTGAAGGAACTGCATCTGCAGTTGGCGGATCAGCAGGTGACGGAGCAGCAGGCGCGTGTGCGTCTCTTCGACGCCACCAAGGACGCCGCAGGGTTCGGTGTCACCAAAGAGAACGTGCACACGGTCGCGAACCAGGATGTCACCGACGAGAACGAAAGCCAGGTCAAGGCGGCGCTGGACTTGCTGTCGGCGCAGAACGCCCTGAACAACGCTCTCAATTCCGGGCAGAAGTTGCGTGAGGATGTCGCGGACGCCGACAAGTCTGGTGTGGACGGCGCGAAGGGTGTCGTGTCGGCGCAGAAGGCAGTCAAGTCGGCGCACGAGCAGGTCATTTCCGCGCAGACCGGGTTGGCGAAGGCGCAGCAGCAGGTCGCGGACTCCGCGTATGGGGTGCAGCGGGCGCAGCAGGCGGTGTCGGACGCCGAGTATCAGCGTGCCCGCGCCTCGGATCGTGTGTCGCAGGCGCAGCAGACGTTGGCGGATGCGCAGGGCGCGGCTTCCCGCAGCCTGGATATTCACACGAAGGCCGGTCAGGAAAACCTGAAGATGCTGATGACGCTGTGGGCGGCGATCGGCGCGACGGGTATGCCGGTGCAGCAGCAGTTCCAGGCGATGATCGACAACACTGCGCGGGTGATGGGGCTCTCGACGACCGCCGCGCAGCAGTACCTCACCAACCTGGGTCTCATCCCGAAGGACTTCAAGTACTCGGTGACAGCGGTCGCGGGCGCGGACCTGACGGCGATCACCAAAACCACCATCAACGGTGTCGAAATCTTCCAGTCCGGGCTCGGGAAGGGCGGTGTCGCCTCAGCGGGCCGGCTCGCCACCGGTGGCCCGGTCATCGGGCCGGGCGGTCCACGCGACGACCTGGTGCCCCTGTGGGGGTCGCACGGCGAGTTCATGCAGCCCGCCGACTCGGTGTCCCACTACGGGCTCGGGTTCATGGAAGCGGTCCGCAAGAAGCGGCTACGGGTCGTGGGCGGTGACGGGGCCGCGATCCCCGGGTTCAAGGACGGCGGGCTGCTCGGCACCGTGATCGGTGCGATGGCCGCGTACACCAACCTGTCCACCGCTTACGTCACCGACGTCAACGCGCTCACCGTGATGGGTCTGAAGCACCCGCCGCAGCTCCCCAAGTATGTGCCGCCGCCGGTGGTCGCGCCGATGCTAGGCGGCGCGGCGGGTGTCCCCAACAAGGGCGGCAGCTACCGGGCCGGTTCGGGTGTGGCGCAGTGGACCGGGCTGGTGCTGCAAGTCCTCGCCGAACTCGGCCAGCCGTCCAGCCTGCTACCCAACGTGCTGCGTCGCATGAACCAGGAGTCGGGCGGCAACCCGAACGCGATCAACAACTGGGACTCGAACGCCAAGAAGGGCACCCCCTCGATCGGCCTGATGCAGTGCGTTCCGCTGGATAGTGAGATCTTGACGCGCCGCGGGTGGCTGCGGCATGACCAGGTCGAGATCGGCGACGAGACGCTCGGCTACAACCCGGCGACAGGATGCTCCGAGTGGACGCGGATCACGAAGATCGTGCACTACGAGGACGCACCGGTGATCCGCATCGGCAACAAGCACTGGTCGGCGAGGGTCACGCCGAACCACCGGTGGTGGTCGGACACGATGGTCGACGAGCGGGAGTCGTTCGATAGCTGCCCGGAATGCGGCTGGAAGTCGCGGGCGAAGAAGACGCCGTCCCGTGGCGTGCAGGTGCATCGCATGAAGATGCACGGCGCGGCGAACACGCCCACCCGACGGTCGCTGCTTCGCGGGGAGTTTGTGCGGTCGGACACCTTCCGGAACACGCACCGGCTCCGTGTCGCGGCCCCGGCAGCGACAGACCGCGGGATCGACCTGCTGCCGGACGAGGTCCGGATCGTGGCGTGGATTGTCGGCGACGGCCATATCACCAAGGATGGCGACGCCACGATCTACCAAAGCAAGCCGGACATGGTGGTGCTTCTACGCGCACTGCTCGCCGACGTGCCGCACACCGAGGACGTTCGGCACCGCAATACCCGGCACTTGCCGGCGCACGCGTTCCGGCTGCGGCGGGCGTTTGGCCGGGAACTGTGGAAGCGATCCCGCATCGACGAACTCGGCCCGGAGGCGTTCGTTCTCGCGCTCGACGCCGCACAGCGCCACGCCTTCCTCGACGCGATGATCCAAGCGGAAGGACACACCGCCGACAACTTCACCAGGATCGCCCAGGTGAACGGCCCGGTGCAGGACGCAATCAAGCTCGCGGTGTTCCTCGAGGGATACCGGCCGACTTACTCCGCGAACTCGGCGGAGAGGAACGGCTACCAGCCCGCGGGCACCATCGGGATGGCTCGCCCGCATGTGGCTCCGGCGATGTTCGATGAGCCGCAGGACACCGGAGTGGAGACAGTCTGGTGCGTGAAGACTGACCTGGAGACCTGGACGATGCGCCAGGACGGCCAGATCATGCTGACCGGTAACACCATCGGCCCGACCTTCAACCGGTGGGCTGGCCCGTACGTCGGGCGCGGAATCTACGACCCGCTCGCCAACATTTACGCCGGCATCAACTACGCCATCCACCGCTACCCAAGCTTGCAGTACGCCATGGACAAGCCAGGCGGCTACAAGCGCGGCGGCTGGCTGATGCCTGGTCAGTTGGCCTACAACGAGACGTCGACGCCGGAGCCGGTGCTGTCCAGCGAGCAGTGGGATGCGCTGATAAACAGCCGGCGGGGCGGCGACCGGCACTACCACCTGACCGCTGTCACCCAAGCCCACCAGATTGATCTTGGCGCCAAGTTCGCGCTGCTGGAGGCGATGTCGTGAGCGAAACCTTCAGCTGGATCGACGCTGACGGTGGAAGCCTCACGATCGGCGGACCCGGGGTCAACACCTACCAGGTGGATTGGAAAGCGTCCGGCCGGTTCATGCCGAAGATCGCTACCGAGGTTGATCAGGTGCCGGGGCAGCCGGGCGGGATCCTCCGCTCAGCACGCCACGACATCCACGACTTCGTGCTGCCGCTGTCGATCGCCACCACCACCGAGTCCAGTCTCCGCACCCTGCTGCGGGACCTCATGTACCGCATGGACCCAACCCGCGGCCCGGGGAAGATCCGTGTTGTCTCCCCGGTCGGGGACCAACGCGAAATCAACTGCGTCTACACCGCCGGCTTGGAAGTGGAGGAGCAGGAAGGCCCGTCCGGGCCGACGTACCAGGCGTGCCCGGTCGCGTTCACCGCGCATGACCCGTACTGGTACGACGTGTCCCCCACCTCGAAGACGTTCGTGTTGACCTCGCTGCCGTCCTTCTTCCCGATCTTCCCGATCCAGCTGACGGCGTCGCAGCTGGTGGTGGATGACACGATCCTCAACGACGGGGATGTGGAGACGTGGCCGGTGTGGACGATCACCGGTCCGGGCGCCTCGATCACGTTGCGGAACTCGACGACCGGGAAGCTGCTGTCCATCCCGTCGATCACGCTCACCGCCGGGCAAGTGTTGACGATTGACACCCGCCCAGGCGCGAAGTCGGTACTGCTCGACGACGGCACCAGCCAGTTCTCCAGCGTCGACTGGACGGTGTCGACGCTGTGGCAGCTCCTGAAGGGCACCACCGTGATCCGGCTGGAGATGACCGGTATCACCGCGGCATCGGCGCTGTCGGTGTCCTACTACCAGCGGTACCTGTCGCCGTGACCCTCACCCCCTACCCGTGGCGGGTGCTGGTCCGCAACGGCGACCTCGAGATTGTCGGCGAGCTCGACGACTACCAGTCGCTGGACATGCAGTTGAAGTTCAACGACGTGTCGAAGTGGTCGATCACGATCGACCGCCGAAACCGGTTGGCGTCGGCGCTGATCGCACCCGGTGGGGGGATCATCGTCACCCGAGACGGGGAAACGGTGCTGTCCGGTGACTCGGACGGTGACCGCTCCCATCAGCGGGACGCCGGCACCAACAAGCTCACCATCAACGGCTCCGACGACACCGTGTGGCTGAAAACCAGGCAGGCGCATCCGCAACCGAGTTCAACCGCGCCGCCGTACAGCACCACCGCCGAGCACGTCGTCACCGGGATCGCGTCGTCGGCGATGGCTGTGTTCGTGGTGTTCGATGTGGGGCCGGCTGCCCCGGTCGTGGGACGCCGGAAGCTGGCTGGCTACACCGACGCCGGGTTCGGGACGTCGGGGACGTGGCGTGGCAGGTGGCAGCCGCTGCTCACCCTGTTCCAGGAGATCGCGACCGCGAGCCCTTCAGCGGGGATCCCGTGCGGGTTCCGCATCGTGCAGCAGGTCGGCGTCGGGTTGTGGTTCGAAACCTACCGCCCGGTGGACCGCACCGACGACGTGATCTTTTCGTTCGGGCGGGAAAACCTGCTCGGCATCGACTACCGCCACACCCCACCCGAAGCGAACTACGTGTACGTGGGCGGCCAGGGCGACGGCACCGCCCGCACCATCTACGAGCAGGGTGACGCGGCGTCGATCGCCAAATGGGGTCGCAAAGAAGCGTTCGTGGACGCCTCGTCGGCCGCCAACACGGGTGAGCTCGCGCAGGCCGCCACGAAAGCCCTCACCGAAATGGGTGAGAAGTCGAGCCTCGGGATCCGGCCGGTGGATACGCCGGCGCTGGCGTACGGCGTCCACTACGGGCTCGGGGACCGGGTCACCGCGGTCATGGATGAGGTCGGCCCGGACGGCGACGAGCTGCTCGGCGACGTCATCACCGACTTGGTTCGGGAGTGCTCGATCAAACTCGCCCCCGACTCCACGACGATCACCCCGGCGATCGGCACCGACGGCGGAGCGGTGAAACCGGTGAAGTTCCTGGACCAGATCGACGCCCTGAAGAAGCGCATGAACAACAGAGAGAGGGGGTAGGTGGGATGCCGACGACGGTTGATGCGTACGCCCCCTTCGACTCCGGGCCCGGCGCGAACGTCACAGAGGCTGGGTGGCAGGCCATGATGCGCCGGATGGGTAACCCTGGCGTGATCCCGGGCAGCCTCAACGGCTGGCAGGTGTACGCCGACAGCACGGGCATGCAGGTCAAGGTCAAAACCGGTGAGGGGTGGGCGGAAGGGTTCTGGGGTTCCACGTCGACGGAGCGGACCCTCGCTATCGCGGCCGCCAATGCGACGAACCCCCGCAAAGACCTGGTGGTGTGGCGGGTCGACGTCACCAACAACAGGGTCGAGCTGGACGTGATCACCGGTACCGCCGCGGCGTCTCCCACCGAGCCTGCGTTGACCCGGAACACGTCGGTCTACGAGACACCGTTGGCGGTCGTGGATGTGCCGGCCACGGACACCTCGATCGACGCCGCGCAGGTGCTGGACGTGCGGTGGTTCGGTGGGCCACCGTCCCCGACGCTGCCGGACGACAACCGCATGTTCGGTGACCAGGTCTCGACCTGCCAACGCGGGACGATCGCGGGCACCGACACCTGCCCGACCGGCAACACGTTCCTCACGTTGACCCAGGCGATCCGTGCGGTCACCGCCACCAACATCCGCTACTACCTGGCGACCGCCCGCAGCGGCGGGTTCGCTGACTGCCGCGTGTACACCGGCTACAGCCGGCACCGGCTGACCGACGTCACCGGCAACATCTCGATCACGGACACGACCGGCGCGGGGCTCGTGCACGTCGACGCGCTGCCGTCCACCTTGAGTATCGCGGCGGGCCAGTTCGTGGCTATCGCATACCTGACCACCGTCACCACCACAGCACCGGTATTGGGTCGAGGCGCCTCGGTGACCTCCACGGAGATCCTGAACCCCTCGACCACCACCCTTGACCCACTCGGGCGGTGGTCCACCGTGTTCAAGACGGGGCAGTCGACGTTGGCGTCCACGATCACCGTGCACGTCGACGGGACCTGGTCCAAGAGAGACAGGAGTTTCTGGTTCGCGCTCGGCTGACCATGTGCATCACCAGGATGGCGGGATCCTATGGGTTGCAACAGAAGAAGGGGAGGGAGCTGCGTGGACGCTAGCTCGATCATCGCGTTGATCAGCGTTGTCGCGGCTCTGTTGACAACGATCCTCGGCGGCACAGTCAAACACTTGCTGGGCAAGTTGAACACAGCTGAGACGTTGGTGGATGCGAAACAGGAAACGATCGAGGAGCTGCGCCGCCAGTTGTCTGAGCACAGGATCACGGCGCAGATCCAGGACCGGTTCTTTTCGCAGCTGCCGCCGGGGGCAAGTGCGTACCGTCCACCGCCTCGGGGGGGCGACGAGAAGTGAGTTTGCGACGCCGCAGGAAGCTTCGGGAGTTGGAACGTGAGCTGCGTGAAGCCCGCCGCGAGCATGAGCGGTTGGTGCTGGAGGGTCGGGAGCGGGAACCGCAGCTGAAGCGCTTGAAGCGTGAGTTGCAGGACAACCGGTTCGCGGAGCGGCTGATTGAGAGCTTGGAACAGACCCGCCGGAGGCACACGTGATCAACTGGATGATGAGCTTACCGTCCTTCGGTAAGCTGCTGGTCTACACCCTGCTGGGTGAGGGGATCTGCGCCTGCTGGGCGTTCGTGGTCCTGTACACGCTGCGGCACAAGTGGTGGCACAACCAGTTCGGGCGGCACCTGGTGGCGCTGTCGTCATGTCTGGGTGCGTTCCTCACCTACTACGGGCTGCTCGTGTTCTGGCCTGACATGCCGGCGCGGGACACGGTTCGCATGGTGCTGTTCGTGGCACTGATCATCGTGATCAACCAGAGGTTGTGGGTGTTCGGCCGATACGAACGCGCCCGCCGGCGGGACGGCCACCCGCCGCTACACGGGCACTTCGAACCCGAAGACAGCGAAGGCCCCCCTGATGCCGTTCATTGAGGCACCCCTGGATGTCACCAAGGTGGGGGACACCACCTGGGAACTCCGTTCCCCAGTCACCTACATCGGGGACTACGGCACCTACACCGTGCCCGTCGGCTATGTCACCGATTTCGCCAGCGTGCCGCGCCCGTTGTGGATCCTGTTCCCCCAGTCGGGCCGGTGGGACACGGCGGCGGTCGTCCATGACTGGCTCATCACTGACCTGCTGCCGGCTGCTGGCATCACCTCACCTCACGTCGACGCCGAGTTCCGTGGCGCGTTGAAGGCGATCAAGCCGGTCAGGGTGGGTTTCGTTCGCCGCTGGTTGATGTGGGCGGGTGTCCGGTGGGCGGCTCTGCCGAATCCGGTGCGCCGGCCCGGGTGGCTGGGCACGCTGCCTCAACTGCTGGCTGTTACGGCGGCTGCGTTGGCCCCACTCGCGGCGGCTGTGACAGCGGCCGTTGTTCTGCTCTGACTGTCCCACGAGAGGGGAAACAAGCATGGCAGTTATGTCCGGGTCCCATTTCCTGGCCGCCGCGACCGGCCCCCCCATGTCCCGCTACGACGTGCTGTGTGTGCACACCATCGTCGGGCGTGCACCAGCGAACGCCGCCCACTTCTCCACCAACGCCGACGGCTACGTGTGGCAGTCCCGAGACACCCGCTACCAGTCGGCCGCCAACTACTACGGCAACCCTCGGGTGATCGCGGTCGAGAACGAAGACATGGGTCCCGCGTACGGTGCGTGGAACACCAACGACGGGCACGCGGTGCCCGGGTTCACGGCTCCGCAGGTGGAGTCGATCGCACAAATCTGTGCGTGGGCGAACCGAACCCACGGCATCCCGCTGGTGTTGTGCCCCGACTCCCGCCCGGGTTCGCGGGGCGTCGCCTACCACCGGCAGGGCATCTCCGGTAACTGGGCGGGGTTCGCCTACGGCGGACTTGTGTCCGGCGGCGAGGTGTGGACCCGCAGCCCCGGGAAGGTGTGCCCCGGCGACAGGCGGATCACCCAGGTCATCACGCAGATCATCCCCCGAGCTCGACAGATCGCAGGACTGGAGCAGGACATGCAGGCAGACGAGCGCAGCTGGTTGGCGGATATCCATGAGGCCGTCATCTCCGGAATCAACTGGAGCACGAAGCACACCAAGGACCAGCTCTACAAGGTGCTGGGTGACGTCGCGAACCGTACTGTGGAAGCCGCGAACGCTGCTGGTGTTCGAGCGGACGCCGCCGCAGCGAAGGTGGACGCGTTGGCGGGAACGTTGGCGTCCGCTGCCCGCGAGGCCGTGGCCACTCACCTCGCGGCGAACCCCGTCACCGTCGCTGTCGACTACGAGGCATTAGCGAAGGCTGTGAACGACGACGCCGACGCCCGCGCCCGCGACCGTGACCCCTCCACCGGCCCGACCTCCTGAAAGGGGATCTGACATGCCCAACTGGTTCGCTGGTGTCGCTGACCGCGCCTCCCGCACCGCGCTCCAAACCATCGCCGGCTACCTGGCGGTAGCTCACGGATTCACCGAGGTCCACTGGTTACCGGCTCTGTCGGCGGCTGGGTTCGCGGTGCTGCTGTCGCTGCTCACGTCGCTGGTCGGGTCCCCGTCGTTCGGTGAGTCGTGGGGGTTCCAGGTCGCTGAGCGTGCGGTGAAGACGTTCGGTCAGTCGCTGCTCGCCGGGATCGGTGCGGCGACGCTGTTCGCTGATGTGGATTGGCGGACCGCGTTGAACGCTGCGGCGTTGGCGGCTGTCGCGTCGGCGGTGACGAGTGTGATGACCACCCGTGTTGGGGCTGGTCTGAGCCGCGGTCAGGTGGATCTGTCGGTGCCCCCGAACCGGGCCTGACTGTTCTTTCTCCAGCTGCCGGTCGGGGCTTCACCCTCCCTGTCCGGTGACAAGGCCCCCGCAACCTGGATCGTCTCGTCCCCTCGGGCGATCCGTGGTTGCGGGGGCCTCCTTTGTCATGCCCGCCACTTCACTTGCCGCGAGCGGCCCAGTAGCCGGCTTCCTGTCGCAACTGCTCCAGCGTGGACTTCAACGTCGCCACCGGCGGCAGGTTCGGCGGCGGGGTTCCGATGCCGCCGTCCGCGCACAGCACTCCATCACGGAAGTACTCCACATCCCACTGCGTCTCGTTCCGCTGTACGGCGCGCGCCGTGAACTTGTACGGATCGCTGTCGTCTTCAAGAGTCAAGATCAAGGTCATGTTGCAACCCCTGCGTGGTAGATGCCGGAGACCACCCGAGCCGCGGACCGCTCCACCTCACCCGCATGCAGGTAGGTCTGGGTGGTCGACAGCGACGAGTGGCCGAGGTCTTGCTGGATCTGCGACACCGTCACCCCCGCCTGCTCAGCGGTGACCGCGTAGGCGTGCCTCAGTTGGTGGGGGTGGATGCTGTCGGCGATGGGGGCCAGGATGCGGGCGGCGTCCTGAACCTCTGGGCGGGGATCGTCGGGTCGGGCGTTGCGGGCGATGGTCCGCAGCATCCGGGACACTTGGTTAGCGTGGCACCTGCGACCGTGTTCTGTGGTGAACAGCGGCTGCGCCATACCGCCAGCGCTGACGTCGCCGATCCGTGCCACCGTTCCGCTCGTGAGCCGGGATACGCGGGTCTCCAGGTACGCCTCAACGAGCGCGACATCCGGTGCCGGGAGCAGCGCCCACCGTTCCTTCCCGCCTTTGCCGTGGAGCCGGAGCAGGGCGTGCCCGTCTGGCTTGGGCCGGTAGTCCCCGACGTCGAGGGCAACAAGCTCGGCGACACGGCATCCCGTCGCGGCGAGCACGGCGAGCATGGCCAGGTTCCGTTCCCGATGCCGCCTTGACAGGCGGGCGGCGAGGTAGAGGGCACGGACCTGGGCGGCGGCCGGCGCGATCGTGGTCGACGGATCGTTGCCGGCCAGTCCCATGGTGCGCCGGTTCACCATCTCCCCAGGGTCACAGGTCACGATGGCTTCGACGCGGAGGTAGCGGTAGAAGGCGCACAGCGCCGACCACCGTCTCTGCCGGGTCTTCTTCGGGGCGTCCTGCAGTACGTGTGCGTACGCTTCCGCCTGATCCCGCCGTAGCGGCCCGGCAGGGTTTATGCCGTGGTCGAGCGCCCACGGGATCCACGCCCCAGGATCGGCCGGTCTCGGGTTGATGGGCCCGCCGGGTAGCCGCCCGCCGTGGTCGATGTCGGTGCGCATCTCGCGGGACAAGCCGATGTCGCGGGCGTAGTCGTTCCGTGTGCTTGCCCCGGTGTAGCCGTGGAGCCAGCGCACTGCGTACCCCTCAGCGCGGCGACGCAGCAACTCCCGTTGGTCGGCGACTCGGTCCAGCTCGACAGCGGAGACCGGGACCAGGGCGGAGCCAGTCACCGGGCCCTCCACTCCTGCCCCGGAGGCGGGTGCTCAGCCCACGAGTCTCCAGCGACCCACCGGTTCGTGGACGCCTCGACACCGACCCGCCACATGTAGACGTAGGGCCTCTCCGTCCAGGGCGCGAGCGACCAGCACCTCCGGACGTCCAGCACGATGGGATCGGGTGGCATCTCCGGCACCGTGTCGGGCTCGGTGACGAGCCGCCACAGTGGCTTCCCGGGCGCGGGCAGGAGTACCCGGCATTCGTCCCGCGCGATCATGTCCCGCACGAACGGTGCTTGCCGCTCGAACGACGGATGCGCGGTGTTGGGAGCAGGTGGCCACGAGTGGTCTTGTGAGGCGCTGAACATCTGCTCCAGATGGACGTGGTGCTCGGCGTCCGCTACCGCCTTCAGTCGCGCGAGCGCTTCGTCCAGCCGACGCATCTCATCGTCCGGGTTCACCATGAGTGCATCTCCGCCTCGTCCATGTGTTTCCGCAGCCAGTAGAGGTCCTCGTGGCACAGGTCCAGAAAGCGTGGCCGCCCCGGAGTGGAGGCAACGATCGCGTACTGCGCCTGCTTGCCGCAGCGCAGGCACGCATGCGCCTCGTCCTGGCTACGGCGGTTGATCGCCTCTACCCACTCGTCTGGATACTCCGGGGCCGGGTCCAGTAACGTCGGGTTGGCCTTGATGTGGTGCAGGAACGCCTCGCCGTCGTTGATCTCTCGCGGCCCGTACGTGGCCTCCATCGCGGCCTTCAGTTCCGGGTCCGGCTTCCACGGTTCGGTCACTGTTCAGTCCTCCGGGTCTTCACGGAGGCCCAGCTGGCGTCGCGCGCCTTCCGGGTCGGCTCGAATTGCGTCCGCCGCGATCCGCATGCCAGCTGCGTCGAGCGCGTGGTACAGACCGTGCGCGGCGGTGATGGTCTCCGGCTGGTCGGGCACATCGAGCGCGGTGAGCGTGTAGCCGTTCGGGTGCGCATCGACAGCGTCCGAGGCGTAGACCGCTATCAGTCGCCACGCGGTGCCGTCCGGGGCGGTTGTCTCGTAGATGCCCTGGACTATGTCGATCGGCGTCCACTGCGGCAACGGGCCGGTTCGGTTAGCTAGGGACCCACTCACAACGACACCCCCGGCACGTAGGACTGCGCTCGCTTCAGGTCCTCGGCGGTCTGCGCGGTGCCCGCCGAGTTGATCAGCCCGTAGACCTCCGCCTCTTCGGCGAGGCTGCCGAGCATGGCCTCGGCGACCGGGATGATGAACCGGTTGTCCATGTAGCGGCGTCCGATGTCGGACAGGTCGTGGCACTGAACCAACCGCCCCGCGCCATCAGCGACCATCCGGTCTTCTAGCCAGACAGCCGGGATCGCGAGGTGCCCGGACCACCACATGTGCATCGTGGTCAACCGCTGCTTCCCGTCGATGCACGCGTACCAGACCTCGCCGGGGTCGCCCTCGTTCCGCGCCCAAGCGATGTTGCTGCCGCGCCGGTTGAGCACGATCGCCGCGACCGGCACACCGAGCAGCAGGGACCTGACGAGGTTGACGCGCTGCTCCACCGTCCACACGTCGCCTCGCTGGTAGGGCGGGTCCAGCAGCATGCCGCCGTCGTCGATGTGGTGGACGAGGTCCTTCATGCTGCGCGCGGTGGCGTTCATGTTGCGGTGGACGAGTGGTGCCATGTCCTGTTCCCCTCTCAATGGGTGCTCCACCACCCTATCACGAGTGTGTGGATAATAAGAGTTATCCACACACTCGACCAGCGGCCTACTCCTCTTCCTCGGCAGCGGCCTCCAGTCGTTCCAGGTAGTCCAGAACCATCAGCCCCGGCAGCGAAGGCCCGGGTACGTTCGGCCACACCCGCCCCAGCAGGGTCAGCGTCCGATCAAGGTCGGTGCCGACCAGCATCGGCTCGCCGTAGTCGCCCCACATGCCGTCCACGGCCTGCTCGTGCATGTCGGCGACCTCGGCGCGCACATCGCGGATGACCTTCTTCGTGCTCATGCCTGTTCCCTTTCTCTTCGTTGGAGTGTCCCTCACGGGTTAGACCCAGAGTTAGATCCGGACATCGGGGTTAGGTTCCTAACCGGCGGGTTAACTGGGCCAGAATGTGGCCGTGACCTGCAAGAAGTTAGGTGAGTTAGGTCGATTCACCGGCCCAACTCACCCGCCAAACCAGGGCTGAAACAGGGGTTTTGACCTAACCCCAGCGACCTAACTCTCGACACTGTTCCGCACCCTCAGCGCCTCCCGGACGACCTCCGGCTTCACCGGCCACCGGTTCCCCGTCGACGGCACCTTCGCACCCTCAGCGGTCAACTGAGCCGCCAACATCTCGCCGGTCAACCGCCCCAAACCGTAGGCAGGATGCTCCGGGAACGCCCGCGCCAACAGCGGCGCGACCTTCGCGGCCGGCATCGGCACATCCCCGAGCACCTCCGCCACATCCGCCAGCAAGTCCCGGATCCCGACCCGCGCCGCCTCGATCACCCGCTGATGCCCGGACCGCAGCTGCATCGCCCGCTTCGTCACCCGACGCGCATCGGACTGCGGCACGTAGAAGCAACGCAGCATCCCGGGCGGGTTGGTGAACCCGCGGGCTGCGCAGGTCCCGGCGTCGTTCAGCTCGTCGTCGATCGCCGGCACCAGGTTCGCCGCGGTGATCCCCCGCTTGTGGAAGCCGGTACCGATCGCGGCGTCGTTGCCGATCTGGTCGCCGATCGGGAAACACGCTCTGTTCGACATGACCCGCACCACCCCGGACGGCACCGCGTCCCCAGTCGGATCCGGGGTCAAGAAGATCAGGGTGGTGGCGTACTTGCGGGCCGTCGTGATCAGCTGCTTCACGATGGTCTCCGCGTCCTTGCCGTGATCGGACATGAACAAGTTCTGGCACTCGTCGAACACCATCACCCGCGGCCGCAGGCGGGGTTCCCGCTCCGCGTATGCGCGGCAAACGAACTTCTCCGGCTCGCGACCTGCGGCTTCGTCGATGGCCATCTGCTCCCGCAGCAGCTCACCCATCTCCGACAGGTCCCGGAACCGGTCCCGCAACAGTTGGATCGCGGCCTCCACCGTCGCGGTCTCCGCACCCGTGTGCAACGAACGCAACGCTGGCCGCATCGGCTCGTAGTCGCCGTTCTCCGCCATGACCACAACATCCACGTCCACCAGCGGATCCAGGATCGCGCCGAGCACCAGCGTGACCGCCATGCTCGACTTGCCGCTCCCCATGACGCCGGCCATGAAGTAGTTCTTCTGGGAGAGCGGACTGGTGACCACCTTCCCGCGCAGGGTCATGGCGACGGGGATGCCCTTGAAGTAGTCGCAGGTGGCGTGGTCCAGGTTCTTCAGCACCGGCCACGGCCCCACCGGTTTGGTCAGCACACCGGGGTCAGCGATCCACCCGTCGAGCACCCCGGCCTCGGGTTCGGTGGGCCACACCTCGATCGGGTACCGCTTCAAGTTGTGGGCGAACAGGTCACGCTTCTTGACGAACTCGAGGACCGGGGCGCGGGGTGGCAGGTCGATTTGGAAGTGGGTGCCGCCCTCGAAGTAGCGTGGCGGGATCTTGTAGCGGACCTTCCAGCCAGCCTTCACAGCGCGACCGAAGTCGGGAACGGTGTCGCAGAGCGCGGCGGTGATGGTGTCCTCGGTGAGCACGCTGGTCATCATGTCCCCGACACCGGTCTCCGGCGCCATCCAGCGGCCCGGGACCGCGTTCTTCTTCCCGACACACCACACCCCGCACACCAGCACCACCAGGCCGACCCGCCAGCCGATGGACCAGGCGACGCTTACGGCGTGCGCGGTCCACGCGATCCCCGCGTACATGCCCAGCATGGGCACCAGCATGTTGGCGACACTGCCGTTGATCCACAAAGCGAACCCGAGGAACAGCAGCAGCACGTGCAGCGCGAGGACGCTGATCCCGAACGCCTTCGCCGCCCGCAGCGGCAGCTCGAGGAAGTCCATGTGCCGCTTGTGGCGGCTGTCGCGCATCTTCTCGCCGCGGTCATGCCACTCACCGAGGTGGTCCCAGTCGCCGGCCGCTTCCGCTACCCGCATCAGCCGCTCGGGCCTGGCGTTTGTTTTGGCGTCCCACAGTCGGGCGGTGAGGATGCGGGTACCAGCCACCATGTAGGTGCCCTGCCGGACCACGAACTTCGCGGCGGCGATGGTGCGCTTGGACTGGCGGACGGTGGCGACCACCGTGGCGCCAGTCTGCACCACCCTGGCGACCCGGGTGGTGGGCGGCGGGTCGTCGACGATCTCCGCGTCGTACACTGGGCCGACATGCTCGACGTCGCTGGCGTCCATCTCCGCCAACTCGCCGCCAGCCTGGCGGACGCGGGTGGGGAACTGGAGCAGCTCACCGCCAGCGTCCACGGTCTCGTGGTCGTAGCCCCCTGTGTCGGTCACGCTTCTGCACCACCCTGGCGGTCGACGTGCACCAAGTACGCCAGGATCGACGCCAGCGCCAACACCGCGACCGGCACCAGCGCCACCGCTGTCACCACCTGCCACGGCGCCCGGGTGTGTCCGTACGCCGTCAACAGGTGGTAGGCGACCTGCGCGGCGCCACCAACCACCAGGCTGGCGAACGCCGACGCGCAGGCATAGACGCGGACCGACTTACGGCTGGTGACGCGGGTCAACCAGATCCGCAGCGCATAGGTGCCGTACGCCTCCACACTGATCGGTAGGACGATCGCGGAGTTGATGGTGAGGCTGTCCCAGATCCCGGGCAGGGGGCGGACTGGTCCGTAGCCGGACATCTCACCGAGGCCCACCCAGCCGGACCAGACGGAGAACCCGGCGGCGACACCCATCAGGATCAGCGCCCAGCGTTGACGGCGGACCCGTGACCACCACTCGGCTAGGCGGGAACGCTGGCTAGGTGCCAGGGCGGCGGGGTCTGGTGTGTCGCTGGTGCCGGCTGGTGTCGGGCTGGCGTCCACAGTCGCCATGGCCTGCCGCACCTGGTGCTCCGTCACCTGCGGGTCCACCCGCTCCTTCGCCAACTTCACCAGGGTGGTGCGGCCTGGCGGCTTCTCGCCTGCCTCGGCGGCGCGGGTGCGCTCGTCAACGATCAGGCGCTCAAGTACTGCGGCTCCGTTGGTGCTCACCTGGCGCCACCCGCCACCATCACGGTGACCACCGCACCAACCGGGATCTGGACACCCTTGTGCACGGCCTGGTCCATCAGCATGCGGCCGTTCACCCCGTGGTCGGCGAGGTCATGGAACGCCCGCTTGCCGGTCACGTCGGCCAGCCGCCGCAGCAGCCGGCCGTCGTCGATGACCGCGTGCAACAGCCCCTCGACCACGGTCCCGGCCAGCAGCGCCCTACCGGACACTCGCACACCGGTCGCCCGGTAGGCGATCCACTTCATGGCGGCCTGAGTCGCGGCGTAGGTGATGGCGTGGCGGGCGAGGGCGAACCGTCCCGCCCGGGTTTGGTGCTGCTTCGCTTGGGCGTCGCAGTCCAGTTGGATGAGGTAGTCGCCTACCTCGTGGCCAGCGATACCCGCCAGCCAGGTCACAGCTAGGACAGTGGCGCGGGAATCTGTAAGGTCCACTTCAGCGGACATGGGAGGTCGGTCTCCTGTGTGCGTTAGGGGCCGCACCCCGGCTGGAGGCCTGGGGGTGCGGCCCTGTCCTATCGGTCTGGGTACTAATCGGTCCATCTCTGCACAAGGCTGGCGATGTCTTCGCCGTACCTGGTCAAACAGCGGTGGCAGTGCGGCGGCACCAGGGTGGTGTCTTCCGGGCGCACGATCTTGTCGGGGGGCGCGGTGTGCAGACACAGCGCCTCCAAGTAGGTGTCGGTGGCGTGGGTGAAGGCATGGACCCGGAAGTCGTAGTCGGAGATCAGCCACTGCGCCTGCTGGTACGACTGGTCTGCCATCACACGCTCCGGGGGTGTAGCCCGACGGGCGCAGCGGCGGGTGCACGGAAGGCTGCGCCCGTCGGGGCTGGGGCCGGCAGACGCGAGGACGAGCGGGGGTCACCCGCGCCTGCCGGGGCTGGGGTAGACGCAGACCGGGGGAGCGTGTGGGGGAGTCGCTCGACCCCGGCCTGCCTTCGGGTGCCCGCTGGGGGTCGGGTCACCCGAGTTGTCGTGGAGCCGTCTGGCGTGCGGCTCCACGGCTGGTTACGGCTGTGGAGGTGTAGGTCGCCGAGTACGGCGGCGGAGAGCATGATGACGTAGAGGTCGAACACGAGGCCGGTCATGTCTCGTCTGCCATGGGGCTGCGCTCCAGCGCCTGGGTGTCACACGCATCTGCACGTGCTGTACCGGTACACTCTAGTCTGACTGTCCCGGGACAGACTTGCAACCCCACCCCTGGCGTCATCCCCCAACATCCCCCACCACACCCCCGATAGGGTCAATACATGACGACATCGTGGCGAGTCCGAGCACTGAAGAAGGTGCTTCGGGACGCGCTGAAGGAGGCCCGTGTCTCTGGCAGGGAGGCGGCGCGGCGCCTCAACGTACCGACCATGCGCGTGAGCCGATGGTTAGATGACACCGAGGCCGCGCCCTCAACCGAGGACGTCGCCAGACTCATCACCGCGGTCGGCGTTACCGGGGATGACTTCGACCGGATCCTCCGGGTCGCGAACGTCGGCGAGGACTGGTTCACCGGTGTCACCGCGTCAACGTTCATCGCGTGCGAGCGTGACGCGTTCCGCATCACCGAGTGCGCGCCGCTGGTCATCCCCGGGCTGCTGCAGACCCCGGAGTACACGCGGCACCTGAACTACGGCGGCCAGTCAGACGCGGCGACCGAGCAGGCCGTGGCTGTTCGGCGGGAGCGGGCCGCGGTGCTGGCCGGTGAGCATCCGACTGAGCTGCTGGCGCTGATCGGCATACCCGCGCTGGAGGGGATGATCGGCGGCCCGAAGGTGATGGCTGAGCAGCTGGCGCATCTGGCTTCGATGGCGAGGCGGAGCAACGTCACGGTGCAGGCCATTGACCTAGGCGGGGGATGGACGCCCGCGCATGTGACTTCGTTCTTCGTCTACGAGTACGCCGAGTTGCCTACCACGGTGTACGTGGAGCAGTTATCGGGTGGAACCTTCCACGTTGACTCACCCCACGTGGATAATTACGAGGCTGCGGTGGACTGGCTCCGCAGCGTGGCGATGAGCCCCGCCGACACGCTGGAGCTCATCGCCAGCATCATCCCGGAGAAGGAGGATATGTGACGAAGATACACGAGGTGACCTGGCGGAAGTCGACGTTCTCGGCGCAGGACACCGAGGCGTGTGTGGAGCTCGGGAACCGTGGCTGGGTGCGTGATTCCAAGAACCCTGCTGGCCCGGTGCTGGCGTTGCCGTGGTCGTCTTTGCTGGCGGCGGTGAAGACGGACCGTATCGCCCGCTGATCCGGCAGGCATGAGTTGGCCCCGGCGCTCCGATGGGGGAGGCCGGGGCCAACCTCTGTCTCAGGCCGGACCGTCGATCACGGACGCTGTGCGTTCGAAGTCCCGCAGCGACTGGCAGGGCCACGGCTCCAAGCACGTCTCGCACTCCGAGCCGTCCCCGCTGTCGCGCGGCTGGTGGAGCCGGTACATCACTCGGGTGAGGCTGGCTACCGCCGCGCTCACATCCACCTTGATCGTGAACCGCAGGCCGTCTGTGCTCATGGGGTATCCACCTCGACTCGTATCGGTGAAGGCGTGGCGGCGACACATGCTGGACAGAAGTCGCCTTGCCCGTCAGCGCCCGGCTTCCATCCCTCCGGCAGCACGCCATCGGGCATGGCCTCAACGTTCCGGCAGCCGTCGCACTGTACAGCGGCCACCGTCACCTGGATGCGGCGCCAGAGACGCAGGCCAAGCCGGCGAGCCGTGCCCTGTTTGAGCGGCGTGTCAGCCATGGGTATCCACCCCCGAACACAAGACCGCCTTGGCGAGGTCCAGGGCCGGCGCGAACCGGTCCGCCAACGCCGCCTTGAACTGTACCGCGTTGAGCGTCATGCCCGAGACGGTGACGTCGTGAGCGGCTGCCCGCAGAAGCGCTTCGAGCCCTGGGGCTGCGGCTGGGGACAGAGCAGCGATCCACCGGCGCGCGTGCTCTGGGCACTGTCGGTCCAGGCTCCAGTACAACCACGACTCGTGGCGCTTCTCCCAGTCGCCCTCACCTGCGTGGTAGTGGGCTGCTAGGTCTCGGATGCGGTCAGCCGCCGCAACCAACGTCTCGACCGGGGTCACGGCCCGGCCTCGATCGCGGCGACAGGGAGCCACGCCAGGCCGGGGCTACCCGCATACGGGGACTTGTCGGTCGGAGTCAGGTACTCGCTGTCGGACGGCAACCACACGTGGTACCCGTCGTCGCGTCTCTCGATCCGCATGGTGTTCGTCCCTCCCTGGAAGTCGATCGGTGCTTTCGTCGGCAGCCACGCGGCACCGTCCAGGTCGACCCACACCACCCAGGGCAGCGTGTACTTGGACTCGCCGACCCGCATCGACTCGATCGTCCGCGTGTACTTCGGCGGGTCAGAGGTGGGTGGCGTCGTGTCCGGTGTCGGCGTTGAGCAGCCGCCGATCGCGGCGGCCAGCGTCGCGGCCAGCATGATGAGTCGTAGGGTCTTCATGGCAGTACCACCGTTCCGTTCCAGAGCTGCGAGGTCACGCCACCAGCCTGCTCCATCCCCACCACAACCCGCACCTGCTTCGGGTCGGCGACCGAAGGCACCATCGACGCGTACGTCATCATCCCGCCCGCCGGCGCCGCCAACACCACACCGCCCGGCACCCACGTCACCCCGTTGTCCACGCTCGTGGCCATCACCGCGGACCCGGTCGACGCCTCCCGATACACCGTGAGCAGGGTGCCCCCCGACGCGATCACCGTTGGTCGGCCGGTCGCGTTGTCCAGGATCTTGCGGGGCTGTTCCGGCCACGACACCCCCGAATCCGGGGACGAGCGGATACCGATCGCGTTGTCACCCCACCTGAACAGCATGTGCGTCCAGGACCCGTTGACCACCAGGTACGGCTCCGCTGTCGACATACCCGCACCCAGGAAGTTGACGATACGGTTCTGCGTCCAGGACCAGGCGCCGTCGCTTGACCACCCCATCCACGCCGTCCAGACAGCTTCACCTGCCTGTTTGCCGTAGAACGCGACCGCCATGCGCCCGTCCGGGAGCTGTGTCACCGGCCCGGAGATCGCCGCCTGCTGGAGGGTGTCGATCCGGCGGGAGAACTCCCACCACTCCCGCTGCACCGCGACACCCATCGCCGGGTTGGTGCTGTTCGCACCGAACCACGTCATGTAGTTGATGCCGCCGATCGATGACGTAGAGGGGTCGCGGTACAGGTTGACCTTCACTGTCTGGGTGTTGCCCCAGGTGACACCGTCGTCGTAGGACTCGGCGGTCATCACCCGCCCGTCGGTGGCGAGGTGGGTGGAGCCTTGCCGCCACGTCAGCAGCAGCGTCCCGCCCGGCTCCCTCGCCAGCGACGGGAACGCTGAGTGGGCGGCTTGGCCTACGGTCATGGGTTGCATGGGTGTCTCCAGACGCGGTCTGGCCGCGGTTCGGGCCACCACGGTTGCGGGGGCGGCGGCGGTGCACGCGGCGACAGCAGCGGCGAGCACCGCGCAAAGTAACCGTCTCACGGGGTCGGCTCCTCTACACCCAGACCACGAGCCAACACCCGCAGCGTCTCTTCCATGGCCTTCACGTACCCGTTGTTGCCCGAGTACTCCGGGTGGCAGGACTGCGTGAACAGCGCGCCGGTGTACAGGCTGATGATGTCTCGGTGTGCCCGACACAACCGAAGGGCCGGGGTCGGGTGCTGCTCCATCATGTGACGGTCAGCTTCCCGGTTGGTGGACTCTTCCGCGCCTTCGGTTGCCCAACTGTCACACAGGTGACACTCGGCTCTCACCTCTTCGCTGTCGCCGGTCGTCGTCCAACCGGTGTAGCCGTCGATGAGTACGTTCAGTTCCTCACGCTCGACCTGTGCGATCTTGGCTAGGAGAGCAGACACCACGGTGTCAGACATGACGGGCCTCCTGCGGCTTCCGTTGGATCACTGGACGGTCCACATGCAGGTGCTCCACCACCGTCGACCAGCCCCCCGCCGAAGCGCGCCGCGCCACCTCGGCGGCGATCACCACAGACCGGTGCCGGCCCCCGACACACCCCACCGCCACCGACACCGGACCGGTCCCCGTCGCGAGAAGAGCCGACGCCACCTTCCACAACGCCGCGATATACCTGTCCACGCCGTCGGTGCCGAGAACCTTGTCCACCACCGCCTGGTCACGCCCCGTCATCCCACGCAACTGCGGGTCGATGTGCGGGTCACGGAACCGCATCCGCACATCAACCACCACATCAGCGGTCGGCAGCAGCTCACCATGCCCGTACCTGAACGAGTACACCAACAGGTCAGGCATGACGTCCCTCCGTCCGCTTCTGCTGCGCGGTCCACGGCATGACCAAGCCGTCGTTCTCGCGGCGAGGCACGATGTGCCAGTGCAGATGAAACTCTGTCTGGTCAGCCCACGGACCACAGTTCGTGATCAAATGGAAGTCGCTGATGTAGGTGAGGGTGGCCAGCTCAGCGGCCCGCGCCGCCACCATCCCCGTCACCGCGTAATCCTCGGACGCATCCGCCACATGCCGGATCGGCACCACCAACAGGTGACCCTCGGTGCAGTCCCGACACCCCCACTCATCGACGAAGGGCAGGAACGCGACCGCGTCCCCCCACCGCCACACCACCTGCGCGGGCTCGGTACCTGCGACGATCCCACAGAACGTGCAGTCATTCATGGCGGGCACCCCCACCAGCAACCCCAGATGACTGGTTGGCCTGTTGGCGCGCGTCGGCGACGGCCGCAAGCATGGCCAGCGCGACGGCCTCAGCCTCACCGTCGCGCCAGACCTGTCCGTTCAGCCGGATGTAGGGCCAGCCAGCTTTGTCCACCTCAGCGACGATCTCGACGCCAGCGTTCACGGCGGCGTCGAGCCACCGCCGGGCTTCGGCCTCCACCGTGTCCTGCTCGTTGCTGATGTTCACCGGTTCGCTCCCTGCTCTGTCGGTGCCCATATCCAATCCCCACCCACTTCGAGCGCCCGATACACACCCGGCTCCACCGGCGGCCTATCCAAGCCTTCGACATACTCGGGCAGCGTGCAGCCGTGGGTGGCGGTGTCGACCCGCTCCCGCAGCGGGTGAGTCACGGTGAACGAGGTCTCCGTGAACGTCACCAGGTGTTCGGTTTCCTGGTCCATGAGGATCTGGGACACCGCGAACGGTGACGGGCAGGTCAGCTTTTTGCAGGCGATGTGCCCGTCGCACATGAGGGTGAGGGTGGTGCCGCAGCCCATCGGGCAGAAGCCTGCGACGTCGACGGTCACGGGGTCTCCTCCCCACGCAACACAGAAGCCCGAGCCCGGCCGCTCACGGCCGCCACTTGGCCTCCCGTCTCCCGCACCGGCCGCACGTCACGATCGCCCCGTACCGCAGGCCCGTCACAGTCCTGACCCGATGCCCGGTCAGGGAGCAGCGCAGACGCCGCCACAGCGTTCTCACCGCCGGTCGCCCCTCTCGGATGGTTGCACTGGTCGCAGCACCGCACGTCCTCCTCGCCCTCGTCAGCGAACCCGCAGTCGGCGCGCCTCATGCGGCAACTGCGACAGTTCGTGCCGTCCCGCACCGCAGGCAGTTCGATGTAGCCGTACATCACTGACCCCCAGACTCGTCGATCACCGTGAGCAGGTCGGCGACCAGGTTCGGCAACTCCTGTCCGACGCGCAGACACTCCTTCGTCGCGAACGGCGACATCCCCGTGTAGTTGCCCGGGTCCACGACCGTGCCGACGAACGAGCCGCGCCCCGAGCCACCGTCACCTTCGGTCACTCGCGCGGTGAACCACTGGCCGCGTTCGTGCTCCCAGCGGACCAGCTTCCCGATCATGTCGCCGTTCATCGGGACACCTGCTCATCACGGTCATCGACATCCGACGCGACGACCGCCCGCGGCTTCTCGCCGCTACCCGAACAGTTCGAGGGCGGACACACGCCCGGCGCGCCGTGCGCCCGCACGGTGCCGTCCTTCTTCAGGTTGAACAGGCGCACGCACACGTGGCAGATGCCTCGCCCGTACGGTGCCGTGTTCGCGAAGTCGCTCATGGTCGCTTCCTCTCTGACAGCAGCTGCTGCACGTACCCCCGACGCTCTTCCCGCAGCCGATACACCCGCCGCGGTGGGGCACCGGCACCCGTCGTCGGCTCCCACTCGTCGTCCACGATCCGCAGCTCCCGAAGTCGTTCCAAGATGCGGTACACGGTGCCCCGGCCGTAGCCGGCGAGCCGGGCGATCTCGTATCCGTGGAGCTCCATGGATGCCTTGTTCAGCACCTCCAGCACGTCACACAGTTGCGGTGTGAGGGTGGGGCGTGGTGGGTCCTCGCTTGCTTCGGTCATGCCACAACCCTACCGCACCTAGATGCATTCACACATAGATGTGACCTGACTGTGACCCTGAGTCGGTGTGCCCACTGCCACGGCTTGCCCTCGTACAACACCCGACAGCGGTGATACCGTGCGCGCATGACCGACACCCCCACACTGCGCGAATTCCTACGAGTATCCAAGGACCACTCCGGGAGAGAGAAGTCCCCCGACCAGCAGCACGACGACCACACCCGCGACGCCGACACCCAAGGCTTCCAACTCCACCCCGACCCCTACCGGGAAGTAGGAGCCGCCAGCCGGCAGAGCCGCCGGGTCCGCGACGTCTTCAACCAACTCATCGCCGACCTCCAAGCCGACACGTTCGGCGCCGACGGGCTCTGCCTGTGGGAAGGCTCCCGCGGAAGCCGACGCGTGTCCGAGTGGGCGCTGCTCCTCGACCTCCTCGCCGAACGCCGGAAGCTGGTGTGGGTCCACACCCACGCCCGCCTCTACGACGCCCGCAACCACCGCGACCGCAGAACCCTTCTCGAGGAGGCCGTCGACGCCGAGTACGAGACCGGCAAAGCATCCGACCGTCTACGGCGAGACGCCGCCGACCGGGCCGCCAAAGGCCGACCAGGCGGACGCTTGTCGTGGGGATACCGCTCCGTCTACGACCCCAACACCGGCAGGCTTCTCCGTCGGGAACCCGACACCGGCACGGGACGACCAGCGTTGGTACTCGAGCTGTTCAAGCGGTTCACGTCCGGTGTACCGCTGTCCCGGCTCGAAGCCGACTGGGCGTTGCGTGGCATCGTCAACGGGCGAGGCAACGCGTTCACCGCCGTGCAGCTGCGCGACATGCTCCGCAACCGCACCTACATCGGGGAGCGGGTCCACGTCGCCGGTCAGGAAACCCGCTGGTGGAAGGCACGCGACGCCGCGGTCATCACCCCCGGCCAGTGGAAACCGATCGTGCCACGGGAGTTGTTCTTCGCCGCGCAGGCGATCCTCGACGACCCCGCCAGGGTCACCACCAAACCCGGTGGGGCACGGCACCTGCTGTCGATGATCGCCGTCTGTGACCCGTGCGGGTCGGTCCTCGACGCCAGCCTCCTGCGGGGCGAGGCCGTCTACCGGTGCCGCGAGAAGGGCTGCGTGCTGGTCCCCAAAGCAGACCTGGACAAGCTGGCGATGGCACGCATCTTTGACTACCTGTCCTCCGAGTCCGTCTACCTGGGGCTACAGCAGGCGGGGGAGGGCGTGGCAGAGCAGGTCGCTGCACTGGATGCACAGATCGCCGAGGCGCGGGCCGAGCTCGCCAACCTGAAGTCGAAGGTGTCGACGGGCGCCCTGTCGATCGACTTCGCGGCCGGTGTCGAACCAGGGATGCGTGCCCAACTCGCCGACCTCACCCGCAGGCGGGAGGAGCTGGCGGTGCCGTCCGAGCTGCACGGCTTGGTAGGGCCACGCGACGACGTGAAACTGCGGTTGGCGGGAATCACGGAGGTGGCGCGACTGCGGCGCATCGCCGCCCTCGTGCTCACCCGCCCGATGGCTGGGGAACTGCGTGTACTGCGCTCCCCCAGCCGGGGACATCGGGTACCCGCCAAGGACCGGGTCCGGTTCCGGGTCGCCTAGTCCAGGTCGACGTCGGCCGTCTCGAGCGTCGCACCGCGCTGCACCGGCATCACCAGCGGGAGGTGGGTGTCGACCCAAGCGGCCGCCATCCGCCGACACACACGCCGGTTCCGCTCCGCGCGGGCACGACCAGCAGCGAGCAGCCCCACCACCGCCCCCACACCGGCCGACAACCCCTTCCAAGTTCCGATCATGACGTGGCTCCCCTCGGACGACGCGTGAGTATGTCCGTATCTACCTGATACCTGACGGGGACCAGCTGGTTACGGGTGCCTACCGGTTCGTTATCGAGTCTCCCCCTTGGCGGGGACCACCGCTCACTGAGGGTCGAGCGGCCCGTCATCCTCCGTGATCGATTTGCCGGCGGTGTTGGCCCTGGCCTGCAACTCGGCGTCAACATCAGCGAGGAACTGCCGCAGATGACGCGGCGTCATGGCCATCCGGTGTTTCCGGAAGAGAGACCGGAACCCCTCGAAGATCAGCTCCGCGTCTGGGCTGATGTCCGCTGCGGTGGCGCTGCCCTGGTTCGCAGGCTGTCTGCCGTCGGTCGACGGCTCTGGTGGCGTGCCGTCGGTGACGGCGGCTTCGATGGACCCACGTGGCCAATGCAGCGCTGTCTCCAGTCCCTCGGCCGCGCTCCAGGAGATGCTGATCCGGTTCTTGCGGATGCGCAGCAGATTCTCCTCGGTCATGCCGGCAGAGCGGGCGAGTTGCGCCCACGTGCGGCGTAGTTGCCGACGTCGTTTATCGATGAGTTGGTCGAGGGTGGCGCGACTATCAGCGGAACCTTCGATGCCTTTCACGTCTCTCTCCCCAGCTGTGATCAGGCCGTATGTCGTCGGCATGTCGCATGCACGCCGCCGATATTAGAGCACATGCGAAGCCACGTGGCTACTCCCTGTTGCGTGACAAGATCGTGACCACAAGATCGGGCTGCGTCGTAGACATGTCGCCCACATGCCGCCTACTGTTGCCGACATGCCACCACCGATCACCCTCCCGTTCAAGGGAGCCAAGCTCCGCGCGATGCGCGAACTGCGTGGCCTGGAGCAGCGGCAACTGGCCGATCTCCTCGGCATCGCGCAGTGGAACCTCTCGAAGTACGAGAACAAGAAGCGCAAGCCGTCCGTCGAGATGTTCACCCGCTTCGTCGAGGTACTCGGCTGCACACCTGAGGACCTTCTCGACTACGAAGACCCGGACTACCCCGTGGGGGTGGCGGCATGAGCGAGCCCCCCTTCCGGGACCTGCGGGTCGATGACCCGATCGTGTTCCCGGCCCCGACTCCCGAGGTGATGGCGGAGTTGCGGCGTCTGTTGCCGCCCGTGCCGCCGGTGGTTGTGGAGCGTGCGGCGTGAGCCCGCCGGTTGGGTCGGAGGAGTGGCAGGCGGAGTTGAACCGTCAGATCGCCGAGCACGACCGCCAGCAGCAGGAGTCGGGGAACGAGAACCAGACGTTCGAGACCGGAGGCGGACAGTGACGGGCGAGGAGTGGGACACCCACTGGTGGCGGGTCTACCAGGACGCGCGTGTCACCGAGGGTGTTGACACGTCATGCGAGATCGCGGACGACGAGACGCACGCACAGTTCGGTCCGCGGCCTGAGGCCGTCGACACCAAGACCTGATGGGCGCGGCCCGAGGCGGGGGGAGCCACCGTCGGGCCACTTGCCACCTATCGAACCAAATGGAGAGGGAGAGTTCGAAGATGACCAGCCGATACCTTACCCCGGAAGAGTGGGCGACGATCATCGTCTGCGGTGTCCTTGCCCTGATGGTGTTAAGCGCGATCGTGTCCGCTGTCGTGAAGCGGGGTGGACGCCGTGGATGACCGCGACCTGATTGCCCAGTTCCAGCAACTGCGGGCTGACGTGGCCGCTGAGCCGTTCGCCCACGAGGACAACGCGGCTGCCGCTCTGGCCGTGTGTGATCGGCAGCGTGCGTCGTGATGCCCCCCCACAGGGTCCGGGACGCGGTGTGGACCGTGCTGTCCAAGTCGAGTGAGCCAGCGAGCGTGCGTGACCTGACGACCGCCGTCTACTACTTCCTCGACGACGAGCGGGTCGGCTACACCAACGTGGCGCATGCGCTAGGCGAACTGGCCCGGGACTTCCTGGTTGAGCGGTTGGCCGACGGCACGTGGCAGGCAGTCTTGCCCGTGACGACCTCGCCGGCGGTGGGCAGATGACCGGCCCCAGCGATGCGGCGGACCTGGCCGCGATCCTCGCCGACGACCTGCAAATGGACGAACTACGCAAGGACGTCGAGACCCACCGGCAAGCCATCGTGGACCGGCATGGCATGGATGGTGTCGGGCCGGTGATGTTGGCGTTGGCGCGGATCTCTGGGCTGTCGGCGCAACTGTCTGGGGTGACGGAGCAGATGGCGATCGAGGTCCGGTTCATCCGCCGCTACTTCGGGGACGTGTGATGGCCCGCCAACTGGTGCTCGCGGCCGGTGTGGGGGCGGGTGCTGCGGTGACGGTAGTGGCCGGCTTCCACGTGGGGGCGTGGCTGGTGGACGTGATGCTGTCCACCTTTTTCAGGGTCTGTGATCGGTGGGCCACACGACAGGACATGGAGAGTGCGGAGTGAGTGAGACAGACAGGCCGGTAGTGCCGCTGCGGGTGCGGCAGAAGGTGGCAGAACACCTCGTCCGCAGGCAGGACCGGCTCGCCGTGTTGACGCTGGTTGAGGCCGGGTTGGATGAGCTGACCGCGATCGCCTACGCCCGGTCGATGCCGGAGTACCAGACCGGGCTCAACCACCGACCCACGGCGAACGTTGAGCTGCCGGACGGTGCGGCGTGACCGACATCGTGGTGGTGGTTACCCGGGACGTGGACGACACCACAGAGGTCAGCTGGTGGCTCGACACCGAAGCCTGGCATGCCGGGCATCCGGAGATGTACATCCACGGCTACGTCATCAACGGCAACGCCCGCGACCTCGACCCCGAGGCGGTGGTGGCGGCGTGGCGTCGTCTCACCGCGGACCGGCACGCGGACCTGTCCGACATGGCCACCCACCGTGTGGTGGATGGCGTGCTCACCCCGATCGAGGGGAGGGCGGCGTGACTGAGCAGGAGCTGTACGACTCACTCACCGTCAAGGTCGCCGAGCAGTTGACGGACGCCGAGTACCGGATGGGTTCGTGGCGGAAGATCAACCGGGCGGACGCGTCGGAGCAGGAACAGCGCGCGGTTCTCTACTACCTGCGGATGGCGGGCGCAGCGCTGACGGTGCTGGTGCCGATGATCGCCGAACGGGACACCCAGATCGAGCAGCTACGCGCACAGCTGGGTGGTGCTCCCGATGCCGCGTAGCCGGGCCACCGCGAAGAAGGCGGGGACCGCTTTCGAGTCCCTCGTCGCCGCCTACCTCCGAGCCCACGTCGACGACCGGATCGAACGCCGAGCCCGCACCGGCGCGAAGGACCGGGGCGACATCTCCGGGGTTCGTACCGCGCACGGTCACCGGCTGGTCGTCGAGTGCAAGGACGTGGCCCGTACCGACCTGCCAGGTTGGGTGCGGGAAGCCGAGTTGGAAGCCGGTAACGACGACGCGCTGGTGGGGGTGGTGGTGGCGAAGCGTCGGGGCACCACGGACCCGGGCGCGCAGTGGGTGCATTGCACGCTCGCTGATCTGGTGGCGTTGATCAAGGGTGAGCGTCCGCTGTCCCGGGAAGACCGGGTGGCGATAGCTGAGGACGTGGCGTTTGAACGCACGCAAGACCGGCTGTCGGGAGGCGAGGGATGACCGACAACCCGGTCGAGCTCGCCGAGGAAGCCGTCGCGCTCCGACTCATCGGCGACGCACTCCTCGCCAAGTCGAAGAACCTCGCAGCGCGTGCCGCCGCCGTGATGGGCAGAGGCACCCTCTTCCCCACCCTCCCGGACGGCACCGAGCTGGCGTGCTTCAACGTCCCGGCCGACGCCGAAACCGTGACCGTCGACGTGGACCTGCTGCTGCCCTTCGTGAAGCAGCACTACCCCACCGAGGTGATGGAGACCGTACGGCCAGCGTTCGTGGAGCGGGTGAAAGAGACGACCCGCAAGGCGAAGGCCCCATGCGCACCCGACGGGGAACTGGATGTGCCGGGGGTGGAGTACTCGATGGAGCCGGCGAAGGGGCCGCGGATCACCGCGAAACCAGCCGGGAAGGACCGGGCCGCCGCCGCAGTCGAGCAGGTGTTGGCGGAAGCGTTGACATCGTTCGCGCGCCCCGCGTTGATCGAGGAGACGAGTTGACCATCGAGTTCACGCCAGCCACCCGGAAGTCGACGAAGGCGCGGATCGCGCTCGCCGGCCCATCCGGATCCGGCAAGACCTACACCGCGCTCGCCCTGGCGACCGCACTCGGCGACCGGGTCGCCGTCGTCGACACCGAACGTGGGTCGGCCGCCAAGTATGAGGGCGTCAACGGCTGGCAGTTCCACACCTGGGTACCGCAGGCCTTCTCCCCAACCTCCCTGGTGGAGGCGTTGGCGGTCGCGTCCGGCGCCGGGTTCGAGGTCGTCGTCGTCGACTCCCTGTCCCACTACTGGATGGGTGTCGACGGGATGCTGGAGCAGGCCGACCGGCGCGCGAAAGGCGGCAACACGTTCTCTGGCTGGAAGGAAGCCCGACCGGATGAGCGGCGCATGATCGATGCGCTGGCCGCCTACCCCGGGCACGTGATCGTCACCCTGCGAGTGAAGACCGAGTACGTGATCGAGAAGGACGACCGCGGGAAGAGTGTGCCCCGCAAGGTCGGGTTGAAGCCGGAACAGCGTGAAGGCATCGAGTACGAGTTTGATCTTGTCGGCGATCTGGACTTGGACAACACGCTGTCGGTGTCGAAGTCCCGCATCCCCGCACTGTCCCGCGCCGTGGTTCCCCAGCCCGGGGCCGAGCTGGCCGACACGATCCGCGAGTGGCTGTCCGACGGCGAGACCGCGCCGGGCGCCCTCGACTACCGCGAGCAGGCGTTGAAGGCCACCGACAAGGCGACGTTGAAGGCGCTCGGGCAGACGGTGAAGTCCCGCGGCCTGGCCGGCGCCCCGGTGGTCGACGAGCACGGCAACTCGACCGTGTTGTTCGACCTCATCGTGGCTCGGTGGCACGACGCTAAGGACGAGGCGATGGCGTCATGACCACCCGAGTGTTGATCACCTGCTCCCGCTCGTGGCGGTCCTGGTCGGTGATGCGCGAAGCCCTCACCCAGGTGCGCGCTCAACACCCCGACGCGGTGCTTGTGCACGGCGACGCACCGAAGGGTGACCGGGACGCGGCTGGTCTCTGGCGCGGCATGGGCGGCCAGGTGGAGGCGTGGCCCGCGAAGTGGCTGGAGCACGGCGACGACTGCCGCTGCCCCGACCGCACAGCGCGGTGCCGGTTCGCAGGGTTCCGCCGCAACCTGGCGATGGTCGACTCCGCCCCCGACCTGTGTCTCGCGTTCATCCACGCGGGCAGCAGGGGCGCCACGCACTGCGCTGACGCGGCCGAACACGCGGGCATCCCGACTGCGAGGTACCAGTCATGAGCGCGGAGCAGTGGGTGTGGCGGTTCCTCCGCTACCTGCCCGGCAACTGCGACGTGTGCGGCAACCGTCGGGTGGTGCAGGTCCGACAGATCTCCGACGACCGCGGGTTGCGGCCGTGCTCGGTGGTGGTGCCCTGCCCGCACTGCGTCTCCCCGAACCAACTGGCGGCGAACATCGACCCGGCCGGAGGCGCGGCGGCATGACCGATCTCGTCATCGAGGGATTCGCGGGGCCCGGCGGATGGAGCGAAGGGCTTCGCCTGGCAGGCCACACCGGGTACTCCGTTGGCGTCGAGTGGGATGCTGCTGCATGCCGGACGGCGCGCGCCGCCGCGCACCAGCGGATCCGTGCCGACGTCTCGGCCTTCCCCCTCGGGCACCTCGCGGGGAAGGTCGACGGACTGATCCAGTCCCCGCCATGCCAGGCCTGGTCCACCGCCGGCGACCAGCTCGGCAAGGTCGACCAGCCACTTGTGTACGAGCGCATCGACTACTTCGCCCGCGGCCAGGAGCCACCTGAGCGGGAGTGGGCCGACGACCGGTCGAAGCTGACCGCCGAGCCGATGCGGTGGGCACACGCGCTCCGTCCACGCTGGATCGCGCTGGAGCAGGTGCCCCCGGTTCTGCCGCTGTGGCAGTACACCGCCGAGAAGCTTCGTGAGCTCAGCTACCGCGTGTGGTGCGGCATCTTGTCCGCCGAGCAGTACGGCGTCCCCCAGACCCGGCGCCGCGCCATCCTCATCGCCCGCCGCGACGGCCACCCCGTCGGACCGCCGGAACCGACGCACCAGCAGTACCGAGCCGGCCGCGCGCTTGAGACCGTGCCGGACCTGTTCGGCGACCCGCTTCCGCCGCCCGTCTCGATGGCCGAAGCGCTCGGCTGGGGTGTCGACGGCCGACCCGCCTGGACGGTCACTGGCGGTGGCACTGAGTCCGGTGGCGGCGTCGAGGTGTTCGGCAACGCGGATGCGCGGCGAGCGATCGCGCAGGCCCGCAACTCGGGGCCCGGTGCCGAGCGGGATCCGCGACCGATCGAAGCCCCCTCGTACACGATCCGCGCTCAGGGCAGTGGCAGTCACCCGTCCGGTACCGAATGGCGCATGTGGCCGGCTGGGGTGACGAATAACCGCCAGTACAGCCGTGCAGCTTCGGCACCGAGTCCTACTGTGACCGGTGTTGGCAACCAGGTGTGGCAGGACACCGCCGCCGCCACTCAGGTGACGGTGCAGGAAGCCGCGATGCTGCAGTCCTTCCCCGCCGACTACCCGTGGCAAGGCAACAAGTCCGAGCAGTACCGCCAGGTCGGTGACGCCGTGCCGCCGCTGCTCGCCGCCGCGATCCTGCGACCCCTCATCCAAGACAACCCGAAGGAGGCGGCGGCGTGAGGCCACCAGCAGGCGACCGGCTGGATGACGCGCTCAACCTGTTCCATGACGCGGCGTGGTCGTGTCCGGGTGGTAAGCCGCAGGTCACGGCAGAGCAGCTGGCGTACTGGCTGACGGTGGTGGAGCCGTGGTTCCGGGACGAGCTGATGCCGCGTCGACTGCCCACGGTCCCGAAGGAGTACCGGCCAGCGCATCCGAAGAAGGTGCGGGTGGCGTCGGCGTTGCAGTCGTCGACGATCCCGGCCCCGATCCGGCGCGACGTGGTGACCCGCGATGGGTGGGAGTGTCAGCGCTGCGGCCGGTCGATCTACGGGATCCGGGCGGGACTCCAACACAGACGTCCCCGCGGCGCCGGGGGAAGCACACGGCTGCACACCATGGCGAACCTCGTCTTGCTGTGCGGGTGGGCGGATGACCCGGACACGTGCACGCACTTGGTGGAGCGGCTGGACCGGGCGGGTGCGACCCGTGATGGGTGGCTGGTGCCGAACGGTGTGGCCCCGGAGGAGTGGCCGGTGTTGCGGTACGGCAGGTACTGGATGCAGCCGGGCAGTGAGTGGGTGCCGGCGTTGCCGCACCCGGACCAGATCGAGAGGGGAGCAGTCGCATGCCCGACGAGCTGAACGACGGACGGGTGGCCTATCTCGAGGCCCGTGTCGGGGAGTTGCACCAAACGATCGCCGACCTACGGGACGGCTGGCGTGAGGCTGACCAGCAGCACGCGCGCTACGTGGAGCCGCTGCTGGCCGAGGTCGCCCGGTTGCGGCGTGAGGTGGAGTTCGAAGCCTGCGGGGCGGACACGTTCAGCGGCGCTGACGCGGCGGTTGAGGGTGGTGACCCCACCCCGTGACAGACCCGTACTACCAAGACGATCACGTGACGCTGTATTGCGGGCGGATGGAAGATGTGCTGCCCGAGCTCGGACAGTTCGACGCCTGCGTGACCGATCCGCCGTACGGGGAAACGTCGCTGGCGTGGGATCGGTGGCCGGTCGGTTGGCCCGCCCTGGTGTCCGAGCACACCTCGAGCATGTGGTGCTTCGGGTCCATGCGGATGTTTCTCGCGCAGCGGGATCAGTTTGCTGGCTGGAAGCTCGCACAGGACACCATCGGCGAGTTCGAGATCGACACCGCAGTCTGGGAGAAGAACAAGGCCAGTGGGCCAGGCAAGGACCGATTTCGCCGGGTGCACGAGCTGGCGACGCAGTGGTATCACGGACAGTGGCGCGACATCTACCATGAGACCCCGCGCGTCCCGGCAACGGCTGACCGGGTCAACAAGGTCGGATCGCTTGTCTACCGCAGTGCCAGGGGCGTGTCCCACCGGGGCGACTACGGGCCAAACCCGTACATAGACGATGGGACACGGCTGGCGCGATCCGTCATCCGTGCGCGGGTTGTGCGGGGCCGCGAGACGCACCCAACCGAGAAGCCCCTCGATGTGCTGATACCCCTCATCGAGTACAGCGTGCCACCCGCTGGCATTGTGCTGGACCCGTTTGCGGGGCGGGGTTCCACCGGCGTGGCCGCTCGGTATATCGGCCGCAGATCGGTGCTAATCGAGGGCGACGAAGCCATGTGCGAAAAGACCGTTACCCAGCGTCTCGCTGTCCCTGATCTGTTTGGGGGTGTAGTGGCATGACAGACACCGACTGGCGGCCCCTCGACCTCGCGCCCGACCCGGTCGTGGACCAGTCCTGGCGTGACCAGGCATCCTGCCTGCAAGTTGGACCTGAGCCGTGGTTCCCCGAGAAAGGTGACTCGGTCCGCGAGGCGCGTGTCATCTGCCGCCGCTGCCCGGTACGGCAGTCCTGCCAGGAGTACGCGGTCGCCACCGGGCAGCGGTTCGGCGTCTGGGGCGGGCTGACACCTCGCGAATTGCTGCACCTGAGGGCGCTCCGCGGCCTCACCGACACACCAGTCACCGAAGAAAACGCCGCCCCGGCCACCGCACCGTCGGTGGGGGTGACCCGCCGCAGGCAGGCCCTCGGCCGGCACGGCTACACACTCCGCCAGATCGCCGACGAACTCGGCATCAACGACTCCACCGTGTCCGGGCATCTCTCCCAAGATCTGGTGCTGGTGTCCACGCTCGAACGGTGGCAGGTCATGTACCGCCGCCTGTCCCAACGCGAGGGGCCCAGTGCGCGTGCCCGCATGGCGGCGGAACGCGCCCACTGGTTACCGGTGTCGGCGTGGACCGAGGACACGATCGACGACCCAGACGCGGAACCCCAGCTTGACGACGGAGCGGAGGACGTGGCATGACCGACGAGTGGCGGCTACGCGCCGCCTGCCGGGGCAAGGACTTGGCGATCTTCTTCCCCAACGGCGGTGACCGGCACGACGAGGCGGAGAAGACGTGCGCTGCCTGCCCGGTCCGCGACACCTGTCTCGCTGACGCGCTGCGGGTGCTCGACGTGCACGGCTATCGGGGCGGCACCACCGGCGATGAACGCGCCGCGATGGTCGCCAACCGCCGCGGCAGACGAGCCACCGGCGCCCGGATGGCGGAGGACATTCTGCGGCTCCACGCCCGGCACTGGTCCTCTGACCGGATCGCCAGGTGGGTGGGCACGACACGGGAGACCGTGTGGCGACGGATCTCCCAGTCCCGCCAGGACGGGACAGTCACATGAACGACAGCTCCGTCCGCCGCGACCAAGTGATCGCCAACTGTCCCACGGTGGACCGCCGCGAACACCGCGCCTACCTCGCCGTCCTCGACGCCCAAGACCTAGTGATCGCGGTCCGTGACCTCGACCCCCGTGAGGTGTGGGGCACCCTCGCCACCTGGGGACAGGAAGACCCCCTCAGGGTGTATGCGGTGGTGACTGCGTTGGCGGCGATGGTGCCCACCGACCGCCCGGTCCGCGACATGCTCGCCTGGACCGAGCAGCTCACCCCCGAGGCGCACGGCGCAGTGCGTGCCGTAAAGCCCCGGGACACCACCCGCGACGAGCTGCTGAAGGCAGCCCGCGCCGCCTACGAACGCGGCTCCCGGGAGGAGTGGGTGGTGGAAGGCAACAGGGCCTACGACCGGGCCCGCAAGGCCCGCCACCGTGCCCGCAACAACACACAGAGGGGAGCCGCATAGATGGCGCGGCTCCTGCCATTCGAACCGCGACGCAAACGAAGGGGAGGTGACATGGCGGCTACCCGATACACGGCCATCCGGTGGGCCAGGGAGGTTCCCACCTTGCTGCATCGCGGCCGTGTCGACCGTCTGGGCCGCCACGTGGTCCTGTTGATGGCGACGTACGCCAAGAACGACGGGACCGACATGTACGCGTCGGCAGCGTCGTTGGCGAAGGACGCGTGCGCGTCGGAGCGGGAAGTTGTGGACGCGCTCGACCGGCTCGAGAAGGCCGGTCTGATCGCGCGGGCGCACGCGTCCAATGGTGCCCCAGGGTGGTCGTTGAACCTGTCGGTTCGGGTGGAGTCGGATGGGGTGGCCGAGGATCGGCTGGAGCGTCGACGGGCGGCGGACCGCGCTCGGCAGCAACGTCGACGCGACCGCCAAAAAGCAGAGCGTCACGGTGCACTTGCCCGTGACGGTCACGCCCAACTAGACCGTGACGTCACGGGCAACTCGACCGTGACAACGGCGGATGTCACGCAAGAGTTGGGCGTGAGTCACGCAGAAGTCGCCCGTGACAACGGCCATGTCACGCAAGAGTTGCCCGTGAGTCACGCATCAATGACCGTGACACCTGCAGGTCAGACGGGGTGTAACTCCCTTGAACTCCCTAAAGATAGAACTCCCAAAGATGAACTCCCAGCGGACGCTGACGCGTCCGGCGCGAGCGTCCTCGCGCTCGGCGACATCACGCCACCCGTGAAACCAGCCAAGCGGCGCAAGACGGAGCCCGCCGACCCGCGCGAGGCGCAAGCCAAGGACCTCGCCACGCGCTACTACGAGGCGATGTCCAAGCAGGTGGCGTTCATGGGCGTCAAAGGCGTTGTCAAGCAGGCGTTGACTGTCTTCACCTACGAGCAAGTCCGAGCCGGCCTGATCCACATGTCCACCGTGGACCGGTACCGGCCACTCACCCGGCAGACCCTGCTGTCCGCGATCGAGGCCCCTGCGGGCCGCGGCGCCAACAGGGCCGGGCATCAGCCCTACCGCGACGCCAAAGATGACTCCGCATACGACGAGGGATGGGGGATCGCATGACCAGCGACCCGACGATCGTCACACTCGACGACTACCCAGACCCGCAGCGGGACCGCTACTGGGTCGCGGAGAACCTTGACGCCGCCGCCCGGCACCTCGCCGAGACGCTGCCGGTGCACTACGCGGACGCGGTCGCCGACCACCCGGACGTGGTGGCTTGGGTCAAGGCCGTGGTGGAGTCCGCGGTGGCGTCGAAGCTGACGGTGCCGGCGCTCACCACCGGGCCGTCGCTGCTGCTGTGCGGCCGGGTGGGCAGGGGCAAAACCCATCAGGCGTGGGGTGCGGTGCGTGCGCTCGCTGTGACCGGGTTGCGGATCGGGTGGGTGGTGGTGACCGCAGCGGACCTGTACGCGTTGCTGCGGCCGCGAGCAGGCGTGGACTCGGAGACGGTGTTCCAGCACCACGCCCGCGCCCGGCTGCTGGTCCTCGACGACGTGGGGGCGTCGAAGTCCACCGAGTGGACCGAGGAGATCAACTACCGGTTGGTGAACCACCGCTACGAGAACGAGCTACCGACCCTGTTCACGTCGAACCTGCCGCCGAAGGAGCTGCCGGCGATGTTGGGTGATCGGGTGGCGTCACGGCTGATTGAGATGACATCGCCGGTGGTGCTCCGCGGTGAGGACAGGAGGCGGGCGGCATGACCGTGCTGAGAGGCATCTTCGACATCCCGCTCGGCGAGCGGTGGCCGGTCGTCCGGACCGGTGAGCGTGCCCCGATCCCTGCCGATGTGCGGCAGTTGGTGAAGGCCCGGGACGATGGCCGGTGCGTGTTCTGCGGTCGATCTCCGGGGTGGCTGGAGCTGGACCACATCGTGCCGTGGTCGGCGGCCGGGCCGGACACCTCAAGCAACCTGCGGACGCTGTGCTCGGAATGCAACGAGACTCGCAGCAACTTCCGCACCTACTGTGACGAGCCGGCTACGCCGGTGACCCGAGCGTGCGACGACTGCCTCCGCGGTTGGGTGCGCAGGTACGGAGCTGCTCGTGGTGGTCGGATCGTGCCGGGTGTCGCCGTGGTGGAGGCGTACTGCGGGACGTGCGGCGAGCTGTCGGGGGTCACTGATCCGGCGAGGCTGCTGTGACGTCGTGGGCTGAGGCGCGCAGGCTCGCCGCACTCGAGCTGGACCATGTGCGGCAGGAGGCGCAGCGGGTGGCGTGCCCCGAGTGCCTGGTTGAGGCGGGGGTGGGGTGCCGGAACGTGCACGACGGGCAACCGTTGGAGCGTTTGCCGGCTCATTGGAGACGTATCCGGGCAGCCGAGGAGACACCATGAGCGGTGGGTGGCGGACGCTACTCGAGCAGGCCCGTCGGCCGGTGTCGGCGGGGCAGGCGGTTTGGGACGGCCACTGGGCTCGCTGGCTGGCGATAGCACGCGCACTGAGGCCCTGTACGGGCCTAGACCGACACAACCAGCAGAGGGAGAACCAGACATGACCGTCCAACTGGGCGCATACGCCGAGGGGCGACGCGAAGCAGATGCAGAGCTGCTGCGCTACTACTCGGCGGCGCTGGACGAGATCTACGCACTGCGGGCCGCGCTCGCTTCCGAAGCACGGATCATCGAGGCACACCTGATGCAGGCGGCGGCCAAGTACGGCACGCGAGGTCGGGCGTACAGCACGGACCGGCACTACGACCGCAAGGCGGCGTTGCGATCCGCTGGAGCGGGCGAGTGCCTGGGTCGGTCGCAGTTCGAGCGCGAGGTAGACCGCTCAACGCCGAAGCGGGGGCAGGCATGACTGCGGGTGTGCCTAACGCCGGGGCTGAGCGCAACGGAGACGGCCTGTCAGGGGTTGGCCGGTACGCGGGGACACCCGAACCGGTACAGGGCAACTCAGCGGCCGAAGCGTGGGCGTCTGTTGAGGCGCTTGCCGCGCTGCTGGAGCCGGAGGCTTTCGACCCGGAACAACTGGCTGACGAGGGCTGGCGGGAGCGGACGCAGAACACGGCACTCGGGTATGCGGGGCTGGTGATCGCGGCCGGCTATCGGCGGGTGGTCGAAGACGACGACACCATCGAACGAGTAGCCCGCATTCTGCATGACCGTCTCTGCGACCGCGCTGATGGCGATGAAGCGTGCGAGGACTACGACGACCACCGATGGTGGAAGGCCGACGCTCGGGCTGTTGTTCGGGCTCTCCGAGAGGACACGTGATGGCCGAACGCTGCGAGATGGAGCTGTGCCCGAACTGGGCTGGTGACGACGGATGCCCGTGCGCGGTCCTCCACTTGGAGCGCCCCACCATCCCGATCTCGACCCTGACCGGCCGACCCTGTACCGGCCACCCTGTAGACGAGCGGTGCATCGAGTGCGTCGACGACGACCAAAAAGTCACGATCGACGACGGCTACGTCCACTTCGGCCGAGGAGACAAGCCGTGACCCGCATCTACATCGCCGGGCCGATCACTGGCCGTCCCGACCTGAACCGGGCCGCGTTCGCCGCCGCCGACGAGAGGCTTCGCAAGCTGGGGCATGACGTGGTCAACCCCCACGACATCCCCCCACGCCAGCACTCCGGCCCGTGCCCTGCCTCGTATGCGGTCAACGTGGAGGACGGGCACTCCGCGGCCTGCTACCTACGGCCCTGCATGGCAGCCCTGTTGACCTGCGACAGGGTGTACATGCTGCTGGGTTGGACCGACAGTGAGGGGGCATGCAGGGAGCACGAGCTGGCGGGGTGGGCGGGTATCCCGGTCACGTACGAGGAGGACGAGTGACCTCAACTGGCCCGCTCGGCGCGACGTGCCCGGACCGCGTTGGCGATCATGCGGAGTCGTTCGCGGCTCATGCCGGTGATGTCCATCAGTGCGCGGTAGGGGACCTTGGCGTCGAGTGCGTCGGTGATGGTCTCGTGGAGTGCGCGGACGGCGGCGTCGTCGGCGGCTTTGGTGGCCGTCCGGTTGGCGTAGGCGTGTGCGACGTCGTCGGGGCTGCTCATGGCCTTAGTGTGACACCGTGTGGGTGCCCATGCCAATAGGGGCTTGCATGCCCAGTCGAGTTGGCATAGACTGGGTACAGCAAGCAGGACAGAGACACCAAGGAGGCAGAGATGGCGAACGAAGACCAGAGCCTGGAGGACCTGACCACCGTGTCCGGGCAGCTGCTGGGCCGGCTGGCGGACGCCGCGCCGGACGTGGCGAACGACATCATCAACGACCTGCCGGCCGGGCAGCAGCAGGCGGCTCGGGAGGCGGTGTCGACCGGGCGCTGGTGGAACAAGCTGGGCTGACGGTTCGGGGCCCGTGTCAGAGCGGGCCCCACTCATCTCACTGCCGGGCGTGGATGCCGGTGACCGGGCTTGTTCCCCGGAAGACTCGGGCTGTTGGCCAGCTCGACACGCGGGTTCGATACCCGCCGGTGAGGCTGTACTGCACACCCTTCCACCTGAGGAGACACACATGACGACCATGACCCGGCCCGGTGACCCGGCCGTGAACGCGATCATCGGGGGGTTGGAGCTGCTGGCGGTGACCAACCAGGGGGGTGTCTTCCAGGTGCGCGAAACGCGGGGGTTCGCCACGGTGGGCCGGATCGTGCGGGACTGCGTGGACGGCGTGTGGACGGTGCTGGACGTGCGGGGGCGGCGGGTGTTGTCGGCGTCGACGTTGCGGGACGCGGCGGTCGAGTTCGACCGGCGTTTGGCCTGACCCCGAGAGAGGCAAACAGACATGGACATGCAGACGCCGAGCGGCAAGAACTGCGTCACCTGCGGTCGGGGCCTGATGCTCGGGGAATCCGTGTGGCAGTCGCCGGTCACCCACAACATCACCTCTGACGGGGTCAGGTCCACGGTGGACTACGAGTGCGACGGGTGCCACGACCTGGGTGACTGGGTGCGGTCACTGCTGCCGTCCGGCTATCAGGGATACGTGGAGGCGGTCACGTCGGTCCGGGAGCGGATGGCCTGGTCGTTGCAGCAGTCGGCGGAGTTCGTGAAGGCGATCAAGAGGGAGTCGGCCAGTGTCCGACATGGATGAGTTCGACGTGCAGATGCAGGGGTATGTGGCTCAGTTGGTGTCCGACCGCGACGTCGCGGTCCGAGCCGCGCGGAACGAGGATCTGTCGGAGGTTGCGCAGACGCGAGCGCAATGCCAGTCGGACTCGTTGCGGTGGGCATTGTCCTACCTGCACACGTGGACAAGGGGTCGGTACGGGCAGCCGCTCGCCGATCAGCCCGACTGGCGGACGAAGGTGGGCGAGTCCGATGGTTGAGCTGTGGCAGACGACGTCTCCTCGCAGAGTCGGTGCTGGTCATGTGGATGACCGGGGCTATGTGGTGGGGGCGGGGGCGAAAGGGTCGGTGTCGGAGCGGCGGCGGGCGGCTAGGTTCGTGGCCAGCTCAGCGCGGGATGCAGGGGATGCCGTGCTGCTCCTGCAGGCGCTCGGGCTCGAAGCGGTTGAGGGCAAGAGGACGGAGCAGGTGGCATGACCGGGTTTGAGGAGGCGAAGGACCGCGCCGAGTTCTGCCTGACCTACGACCGCTGCGACCCCCGTGAGTTCAGCGAGGACCTGTTGATGGGGCCAAGCATCCCGAACGCGTTCGGTGACGGTCTCGCGCCGGGGGACTGGCAGAGCGGCGAGTGGCCTGCCGAGGACGCCGACGAGGAGACGTGTAAGCGGATGGCGGACCTGTATCGGCGGGCGGTTCGGCGTGACGCGGAGTTGATCCGGGACCTGGATCGGCGGTTGGAGCATGCCACGTTGCCGCTGCCACCTCCGGTGGATCAGTCGTGGCTTCGGGTGGAGGGCACATGACCGGCTTCAGGCTTAGGGAGGATCAGATGACCCGCTGGTATGTGACGATCGGCGCGGGTTGCGCGGTCGCGATCGCCGCTGCGATCTGGCTGATGGCCGAGGGGCTCGCAGGGCGGGTGCCCACTCTGGGTGTTGGCCTAGGGCCGGTGGGTGCGCTCATCTCGGCCGTCGGGGTGGCCGGCATGCGACGCGAGGACAAGCGGGAGTTGGCGCGCCTGCGCGAGGAGATCCGCCAGGGCGAACTCAGGCAGGCGTCCGCGACACGGTATGCCCCGTTCGACTCTGGTCCCGCTGCCCACATCGCCCAACCTCGGGAGGACGCATGACCGACGCTGAGGACTACGCAAGCGAGACTGCTGAACTGGTTGTGGCGTTCATCGACGACCACCCGGAGCTGCTACCGCACGCCGACGTACTGGCCGGCTTCGCCGCGATGATGGTGCATCAGGTCACCCAAGTGGTCGACGAGCAGGTGAAGAACGTGCTGGTCATGTGGATGACCGGGGCTATGTGGTGGGGGCGGGGGCGAAAGGGTCGGTGTCGGAGCGGCGGCGGGCGGCTAGGTTCGTGGCCAGCTCGGCGCGGGATGCGGGGGATGCCGCGCTACTCCTCGACATGCTCGGGCTGGACCCCGCAGAGGCAAGGACGGAGACGGCGGCATGAGAGAGCGGAAGCACTTCGACGCGGGCAGCGGCGAGCACCTCGGTGAGGCGCTGAGTTGGCTGCTGGAGTCCCGGCACGTGGACCTCGACGTGAAGGACCACTTCTGGCACATCGCGGACGGCTCCCCGTGTGACTGCGAGGAGGAGGGCCGTGTGGAGGCTCGCGAGGGTCGGGACGGAACGGAGACAGCAGCATGATCACACTGGTGTGGGTTTGGTTGGGTGTTGTGCTCGGTGTCCCCGTGTTGGTGGGGGTCGTGTCCTGGCGGGGTGGTGACGATGAGTGATCTGATGATCTACGGCGTGGTGATGTTCGTTGCGGGCTCGGTGTGTGAGCGGCTGTTCGCGGCGAGGATCACCGCGGCCGGTGTCCGTTCGGCTGAGTGGGTAGCACGAAAGCTTGGGTGGCGCAGGTGACGGCCGCCGCTGCTCCGGTTCGTTGGTACGGTCCCGTGCGCGTAGCCCTGTTGCTCACCGTGCTCTTCACCCTGTCAGGGTGCGGGTGGGTGGTGTCCACGGTCAACTCCAACGTGGTGACCTGTGTGTGGGACGACGACACCAGCAAGGTGAAGACGGTCAACTTGGATGCGTTCGCGGCTCAGTTCCTTGCGCCGGGGGATGACTGTCCGGAGAGTGACCAATGACCGAGCGTATGTCGTACCACGCCGAGGTGTGGCGTCAGCGTCAGGTGGAGAACGACGCACGCTGGGAGCAGACGAACCGTGAGTTGCGCGCCTGGGACGATCGGATGAAGGCGGCTACTACGGCGGAAGAGTTCGAGGCGTTGGTCCGTTGGCGGCCAGGAGAGAGGCTGCCGTGACTGGGGTGACCACGATGACGCTGGAAGTCACCGCCTGTACTCCACCGCAGCTCGCGGTGATGGTCGCAGGCCAGCGAGTGCGGCTGCCACCCGCGCACCCGAGTCTGGACCGTATCGACCTGGTCGTTGAGGCGACCGAGCACGGCCGGACATCGGTAGTGGTTCTTGCGGGGGTGCCCGCGTCCGTACCATCGGTGCCGATCTTGACCTGCAACTGGAGTCGCACCGAGGTGCCGCTGGCGCAGGTGTTGGTCAGAGCGGGGCAGGTCCAGATCGCGCAGGTGGACATCCACCCGCCTGACGCTGATGTGGTAGCGCGGGCCCGCCGTATAGACGAGGCGGTGAACCGTCGATACGAGGCGGGCGGCGCGGTTACCCCGTCGTTCTTCCCCATCATGCCGCTGCGGTTGGGGCCTGGTCAGCGAGTGGGAACGCCGTTCAAGCGGAGCACCACCAGCCGGTCGGGAACACGTAGACCGCCGATGCCACCCAGGCACGAGGTGGTCACGTTAGAGGCTGGCCTGTTCACCGTCCGAGGCTGGCTACTCGCGACGATCGACCGGGTCCTCGCGGAGGCCGTGGCCCGCGAGTTCGACCGCATCGACCCGCTGCCACCCGAGGACGGAGAGACCCCATGAGCTTGCTCTGCGTCTGCTGCTCGACTCCCCGCAAGCCCCGCCGCGCCCCGGACGGCTACCGCACCTGCAACTCGTGTGCGGACCGTCTGCGGGAGGCTCTGGTGGAGATCCCCGCCCAGTACGCCCGGCTGACGGATGTGGAGGCCCTGCTGCCGGGTAGCGGTGATGAGGGTCGCCGCGGGCCTGGGTTCGGGTCGAGGTCGCCGGCGAGGGATGTGGTGATCGCGGTGACGGACTGGCGTACCACGTGGGCTGAGGACTCCCGTCTGCATCACCCCCCGTCGATCTTGAACGCGTGGGCGTCGATGGTGCGTGACCAGGTGGGTGAGAAGCCCCCGCCCGGCCCACCCGTGTGCAACGTGGAGGCGGCCCTGCTGGTCCGCCGGTTGGATCACGTGACCCGTCAGGAGTGGGTGGCGGACATGTGGACCGAGCTCCACGAGGTCGTCAACCAGCTGCGGACGATCGCCGGCGAACCCCGCCCGTTGCCGATCGGACGCTGCCCCACCGTCGTGGACGACACCGTCGGCAAGACGTGCGGCACCCCGCTGTATGTGCGGCAGGGCACGGACACCATCACCTGCCGGGGCTGCGACAGGGTGTGGGAGCGACGGGAGTGGCTGCATCTGGGCAGGACGATGGGAGTAGTCGCATGAGTGACCCCACGGCGTGGCTGCTGGAACAGATCGCCGAGGATCGCCGGCGCGCCAACGCTGCGGACCGGCCGAGGCTTCTGGACGCGATCCGGCTGCCGCGCCGCTGGCGTGACTACTTCCTGACCTGGTCACCAGCGCGCATGCGAGACGAGTGCGCCTCGAAGCGGCGAATCGTCGAGGTCTCCGCAAGCACGGTCCGCACGCACAAGCTGTGCACACGCTGCGTCACATGTGTGACGGTCCGGGAGTTGACGCAGCCGTATGCGGACCGCGTCGGCTACCTCGACGAGTGGCATCCCGCCGAACGATAGGAGTAGGGGAATGACAACCAGTAACCAAACCGACGAGGTCCAGGCGTTGAAGGACCACGGTCAGGCCGGAAGGCTGCTGCCTGTGACCGGCTCATACGCCACCTGGCGGGTCTCGATATGGGATGTCGGAATCTTCCTGCTCCTGGATGTCGGGGTGGCGTTGACGCTCATCGGCGTCGCCCGCACCGTGCCGGCGCTGGCGGTGGTGGGTGGTGTGGCTGCCGGGCTCGCTGGGGTAGGCCTGCTGGCCGGTCTCGTCAAGGCAGCGTTCGGGAAGGACACGCATGTCGGATGACCTCGCAGCCTGGCTGCTGGAGCAGATCGCCCAAGACGAGCGGGAGAACTCCGCCGCCGATGAGCCGCCCGACTGGTGTGATCGCAGCGCTGGGGCGCACTACGAGTACGACCGAATTCTGGCTGAGTGCGAAGCCAAACGGGGGATCGTCGAAGCGTGCCGACCATACGCGGTCCGGTACTTCTCAACGGATGGTGAGGCTGTTGCTTGGGGTGTCCTAACGACTCTTACGCTGCCCTACGTCGACCGGCCCGGTTACCGACAGGAGTGGGCGCTGACATGACCCTGGAAGCAACGCTCGCGGCTATCGACGAACTCGCCGTCGATGTGTGTGGGCAGTGCGACCGGCCGCTCCACCCGGGCGGCCCGTCCCCCGACTTCTGCGACGCTGCGTGTCAGGAGGCGTGGACGCGTCACCGGAACGAGGTACAGGAGCTGATCGGGTATCAGGAACCGACCGACCTGTCCGTCTACGTCGGTAACCAGCGGGAGATGGAAAGCCCGGAGACGACCCCACGCTACGGCGAGTGGCCACGCGAGTATCCCGTCGAAGTCTCCGTGACCCGCGACGAGGTCACATTCCTCGACGGCTTCTGGGTGTTCTCGAGCGACTACTACCGCCGCCGGTGGCGTACGTGAGACCTTCGGTCGCTGAAACACCTGCTCACTCCATCTACACTGGACCCCACAGGGGTGGAGCGCAGGGGAGGAGCCGGCATGAAGGTCGTCCCGGTCACCAAGGAGCTGGTGCTGATGGACCGGCAGGCGTTGGCGCAGTGGACCCGCAGGTCGGCTCACACGATCCGCGCCAAGTGCCCGGTCCACTCCTACGACGAGCAGGGCCGCGCCATGTACGACGTCGGCGAGTGCGAACGCATCCTCTTGACGATCCACCGCAGCGGCCGACACGCCGCGTGACCAGTAACTTGACAGCGCGCGATAGCACCCGCATTATGCGAGCATGTTGTTACCTGTCACAGCAGGTGACACGTCCCCACCGAGGCCCCCGAGCGGGGCTTTCGTCATGTGTAGGGCAGGTGATGTCCTCATGACCGCGTCCCTCAACCACGCACCTGCCATCACCGGGTTGCAGATCAACATGCTGGCCACGTTGGCCCGGATCGACGACGCCTTGGACAGGGGTGATCGTCGGGCGTTCATGGTGTGGGCGAAGCGTTGGCGGTCGCTGGCTTTGCGGGCGGAGAACCTGCTGCTGAAGATCGCAACCACCGAGGGGTGACCATGACCTGGACCGCGCTACTCGTGCCCCTCTCCGGCCTCGCACTGGCTATCGGTGTACTCCTCGGCGGCCGTGCCCTCCAAGTCCTGGCTGTCCTGGCCGCGGTGGGCTTCGGTGTCGCTACCGTCCTCACCCTCACCAACCTCTAGGGCGTGGGCCATGGTCAACGGTGGGCCAAGGAACGACTGCCCCAAGCGGCAGTGCCGAGGTCGCAGAGACCACAGCACCATCGGGCACTGGACGCCCGTGTATCTGAGTGAGGTCTCCCACGTGGTGAAGGCCCACGCACTCGGACGCTGCCGCTGCCGTCGCTCACTGGTTGGGGACCTAGTGGACATCACATGGGGGACGTTGACCTACTTCGTCCGCGAGCACCGCCACCGATGACCTCGGACAGCGGTACCGAGGACACCGGAGACCAGTACCGGTGGTGCATCTACTGCCAAGCCGACTGCTGGCTAGAGCCCGAGAACCAACAGCACACCCCCTCCTGCCCCACCCTCACAGGCGTGTACCCAGTCCTACCCCCAGGTGTGGGCTGTACCGCATGCCACGTGCGGCTCCACCCTGGTGACGTGTACACGCTGGCTGACGTGGACACAGAGACAGTGAACGGCTGCCAGTCAGGGTTCGTGGTGTGCCTGGGCTGTGGTGCCATGGCTGTACCCATCAGGTAACACCCACACCTCCGACCTATCCACACCACACAAGATCCAACTACCGGGATCGTCGGGCGCACACCACACACACACACGCAGACATCCGAGGACAGTGACCTATGGCGCTACGTCCCTGCTTAGGCTGCGGCACACTCACCCCACACTCACGCTGCACCGCATGCAGCAACACCCGCATGCAACCACGCTGCCCACGACCCGACTACACATGGGCCGAGAGGCAACGCCGCAAGCACACAGTCGACCAACACGTCACCATCCACGGCTACCTGTGCCCAGGATGGGACAGACCAGCACACCCTGCACGTGACCTCACTGCCGACCACATCACTCCCGTGGCGTCAGGAGCACCAGAGTCAGGACCACTCCAAGTCCTCTGTCGCAGATGCAACGCAGCCAAAGGCGACACCATCCCCACCCCACCAACACGGGGGATTGACACCGCAACCGCAACCTGATAGTGGGGGCGGGTCGAAACTCCACAAGATCAGGCAGCGCGACCCCTTTCCCACCCTCCCCGAAATCTGTACGGCCTGGAGGTGACGCAGCGTGGCGATGACTGTGCCGCCGAAGGATGCTCCGGCCAGGCGTAATACGCGGGTGGGTCCGGTGAGGTTGCCGGCTGAGGGTCGGCAGGGTCCGGTGCCGGTGTGGCCGTTGGTGGGGGAGCCGTTGGAGGCTGAGGTGGAGGCGTGGGCGCAGTTGTGGGCGACGCCTCAGGCGGTGGCGTGGGAGCGGTTTGGGTGGACGCGCACTGTGGGCCGGTATTGCCGGTTGATGGTGGCTGCGGAGGAGTTGGATGCGCCGGCGAAGGTTTTGTTGGAGGCTCGGCAGCTTGAGGATCGTTTGGGGTTGACTCCGCGGGCTATGCGGATGCTTTTGTGGGAGATCACCTCGGATGAGGTGGGGGAAATGCGTCCTCGTGTCGCTGGTAAGAGCGCCCGCGATCGTATGCGCGCTGTCTGAGGGGCGGCGGAGCTTCTGGTGGAGTGGAGGTCCGCACTATGCCGTGGCGCGGACCGGATGGCCCCGATGACTTCCCGACTCTCGGCTATGAAGTGGCTGACTGGATCGAGTCGCACGTCGTCATTCCAGACGGGTACAGCCAGGGTGAGCCGTACCGGCTGACGAATGAGCAGCTGAGGTTCATCAAGCACTACTACCGGGTGTATCCGCATGCCGCGCCGTGGCCATCAGAGTTTGGGCTGGTCAACACTGGTGGGCAGCTGCGCCGCCCGCAAAAGCATGGCAAGGATCCCCTGGGGGCTGCGCTGATCCTCGCCGAAGCGCTCGGCCCGACCCGGTTCGACGGGTGGAACGCCGATGGTGATCCGGTGGGTCGCCCGTATCCGACACCGCTGATTGTGTGTCTGGGTACGAGCGAGGATCAGACGGACAACACGTACCGTCCGTTGTTGTCGATGATCCGGAATGGTCCGTTGGCGGATCTGCCGGGCATGGATGCTGGTGAGACGCGGGTTGTGTTGCCGTCGGGCGGGAAGATCGAACCGGTCACCACGTCGGCGAAGGCCCGGTTGGGTGCCCCGATGACGTTCGTGACGATCACCGAGAGCCACCTGTTCACCCTGCAGGGCGGGTTCCGTCGGGTGTGTGGCGCGGTCAAGCGGAACGTCGCCGGCATGGACGGCCGCTGGCTCGAACTCACCAACGCGTGGGACCCGACTGAAGGGTCTGAGGCGCAGGTGACCGCGGAGGCCGGCGATAAGCGGGTCTACGTGGACACGGTGCAACCGAGACGGGTGGATGACCTGTCCGACGACGACGCCCTCTACAAGGAGCTGCTGCGGCAGTACGGCGACTCTGCCCGCGAGAAGGGCGGGTGGGTCAATATCCGGGGCCGCATCTTCGACGAGGTGCGGTCGAACCGGTATCTCGAATCGGACCGGCGCCGCTTCTTTTTGAACGAGATCGTGGTCGGCGAGTCGGTGTTCGTGGACCCGACCCGCTGGGACCTGCAGGCCCGCCCGGATGAGGACGGGTTGGCGCCGCGGGAGTTCATCGCGCTCGGGTTTGACGGCGCGAAGTATCGGGACGCGACCGCTCTGATCGCATCCAGGATTTCGGATGGCCGACTGTTTGAGCTGCGGATCTGGGAACGCCCACCGGACGCAGACCAGGACTGGCGGGTGCCGTCGGTCGAGGTGGACGCGTACATGCGGGATGTGTTCGGCGCCTACCAGGTGGCGATCATGTTCGCTGACCCTTACCGGTGGCAGGACTACCTGGATGCGTGGGCCGCCGAGTTCGGGGCGGACAGGGTGGTGGAGTTCCCCACCAACCAGGAGCAGCGCATGGACCGGGCGATTGAGCGGTTCACGACAGCGTTCTCCAACTTGGAGATCACGCATGACGGCAGCATGGTCACGACCCGCCATTTCAAGAACGCGGTGTTGGTGAAGGGCGGCCGGAAGAAGGCCCGCCCGGGTGAGGAAACGAACATCGCGTCGCACTACATGAAGATGGCGAAGCGTGGCGACGGGTTGCAGATCGACGCCGCGGTGGCCGGTGTTTTGGCGCACGAGGCTCGCGCGTACGCGATTGAGCATTCTCTGGTCCAGGAAGGGACACCGAGCTTGTGGTGAACGAGTCGAGTGTGTGGAACAGCCTCAAGGAGTGGGTGGGGTACGGGCTGGTCATCGCGTTCCTGTGGTTCGTGTGGCCGCCGCTGGTGCTGCTCGGGTCCGGCCTGTTGATCGTGATCGACGCGAACGCCCGCAAGCGGGGCCGGATGGTGTCGGCGCTTGCGGCGGCGTGGACTGCGGGGCGTACCGCGTTCGCGAAGCGGGACGAACCGACGGATCTGCGTTCGGCTGCCTGATCCCGTGCCCGTTGATGCTTGAGGAGGCTCGGTGACGCTGTTCCGCGACGCGCGGGCCGCCCTGCAGGAGATTCGGGCGAACCCTGAGGACCCGTCCTACCCGTTGACGTCGGCGACGTTGGTGGAGTTGTTCGCCGGCGGTAAGACCAGTGCCGGCGTGTATGTGTCTGAGGCGTCCGCGCACAAGGTGATCGCGGTGTATCGGGCGTGGGCGCTGCTGGCGGGCACGATCGGGTCGCTGCCGCTGCAAACGTTCACCGGCGAGCCACCCGGTGGTGAGCGGTGGTCCGGTGACCAGGCGTTCCTGCTGCAGTACCCGGGTGGCCGGGACGCGGTGTCGGGTCTCCCGACGCTGGGTGCGACCCCCGGCCCAGTGTTTTGGGAAACGCTCGGCGTTCACCTGCTGACCTGGGGAAACGCCTACGTGGTGAAGATCCCCAACGTGGTGGGGAACCGGGTCGTCGCCCTGGATCTGCTGTTGCCGAACAAGGTGCAGCCGAGGTGGGCGCGGAAAACTGAGGCGAACCCGGCGGGCAAAGAGTTCGTCGTCATCGACGACGACGGCACCTACATGGTCGCCACCCCCCGCGATGTGATCCACATCCGGGCGATGGGTGGGTCGCTGCTGCAAGGGCTGTCGCCGATCGGCGCGGCCCGGCAAGCGCTGGGTTTGGCGGTCGCCGCCGAGGAGTACGGCGCGAAGCTGTTCGGGTCCGGGAACCTGATGGCGGGGATCCTGCAAACCGACCAGAAGCTGCAGGAACCGGATGCGGAGCGGTTGAAGCAGCGGTGGAAGGCCAAGATGCATGGCCTCGCCAACGCCCACGACATCGCTGTCCTGGACTCCGGGGCGAAGTGGCAGCAGATCGGTATCCCGCCGGAGGACTCCCAGTTTCTGCAGACCCGCGAGTTCGCGGTCACCGAGGTCGCCCGCCTGTACGGCATCCCGCCGCACATGCTCGGCCAGGTGGAGAAGTCCACATCGTGGGGCACCGGGATCGAGCAGCAGGGTCTCGGGTTCAACATCTACACGCTGCGCCCGTGGTTGTCCCGCATCGAGGCGACGCTGTCGAACGAGCTGTTGCCGCGGGGCGTCAACTGCCGGTTCAACGTCACCGAACTGTTGCGCGGCGACATCAAAACCCGCTACGAGGCCTACCAGCTCGGCATCAACTCCGGGTTCATGTCGCCCGCGGACGCACGTGATCAGGAAGGGCTGCCGTTCGTGGCGGGCAGCAACGAGCTGATGTTCCCCCTCAACTATGGGTCGTTGAAGAACGTCGTCGACCCGCCGGCCCAACCGGTTCAGGAACCGGCTGTGTCCAACCCGGGAGGTCAACGGATGAGCAGCGGACGCGAACAGCGACGTGTCGCCCTGGACTCGGTCGAGATACGTGCCGATGTCACCGGCGACGAGATCAGGGTGGACGGTCACGCGGCCGTATTCGAGAGGACAGCGTGGATCGGACCACCCCAGTATGGGTTCTCCGAGCGGTTCGCGAAGGGCGCGTTCGCCAAGACGATCAGCGACGGCGCGGACATCCGCTACCTGTTCAACCACGACCCCAACGCGATTCTGGCCCGCACCAAGTCGGGCACGTTGAAGCTGAGTGAGGATCGAACGGGTCTCGCCGTAGACGCCAACCTCGCCCCGACCACGGTAGGACGGGATCTCGCAATCCTCATGGAGCGCGGGGACGTGAACCAGATGTCCATCGGCTTCGAGGTGGTGCGGGACCAGTGGGAAGAGGTACGCGGCGACGACGGCAACACGTACGAGCGGCGCACCGTCTTCGAGGCGAAGCTGTACGACGTCAGCGCCGTCACCTACCCGGCGTACGAAGGGACCGATGCTGGCCTGCGTGCCGCCGAGCTCGCCCGCGAACTCCGCGACGCCCGCGGCCAGCACGTCCAACGACGTTCGGATGATCGGGAGCCGCCAACCAGCACTCCCGACACCGACAGCCGCGGAAGCGGCGACCCCTCCACCCCCGCGGTAGAGGTTCCTGTCCCACCCGTGGAGCCGGCAACAGCCACTCCCGCCGACGGTGAGGACTACGTGGAGGAGCGCAGCCTGCCGCTGCACGAACTGCTTCTCCGGCACGCGGCCGGCTCTCATGCCGCTGCTCCGCGTGCCTTGTGCCCCGCCTGTACCCAGCCGGCAACCGCCACTGCCTGATCAGGTTCGGCACACCTGCGAAATCATCCCCCACCAAGAGTGAAGGAGACCTGCCATGTCGCAGGTGTTGTACGACCGGCGCGCCCAGGTCTGGGAGGCTCAGAAGGCGCTGCTGGATGCCACCGCGGACCGCACCATGTCCGGGCAAGAGAAGGAAGCCCTGCAGCGGATGGACGTCGAGCTCGACGAGCTCGAGTTCTCCATCCGGGCGCAGGAGAAGGGTGAGGAGCGGCGCCAGAAGCTCGAGTCGCCCGCCGACGTGGCTCTGTCGACGCGGGCGTCGGAGGAGCCGCACCCGTTGACCCCGGATGGTCGCGCCGGTTCGGCTGCGACACGTTCGGCGTCCCAGTCGGCGGTGTCGGCTGGCGAGTTCCCACAGCTCCACGAGTACGAGCGGGCGTTCGACGGCTACCTGCGTCGCGGTGTGTCGGACCTCAACACCGAGCAGCGTGCGCTGCTGAACCGCCACGAGTTCCGTGACCTGTCGGTGGGTACGAACACCGCCGGTGGTTACACGGTGCCGCCGGGGTTCGCGCAGCGCATCACCGACGCGATGAAGGCGTTCGGTGGGATGCTCGACGTCGCGAACATCATCGACACCGAGTCCGGTCAGGGCCTGGTGTGGCCGACCGCGGATGACACCGGCAACGTCGGTGCGATCCTGGCGGAGAACAACGCCGCCCCGACGCAGGACATCACGTTCGGGCAGAAGACGCTCGGCGCGTTCATGTACACCAGCAAGATGGTGAAGGTCTCCTACCAGCTGCTCAACGACTCCGCGTTCGACCTGAACGCGTGGCTGCCGGAGAAGTTCGCGCAGCGCATCGGGCGTGCGGTGAACGCGCACTTCACCAACGGCACCGGCGGCGGCACCCAGCCGTCCGGGCTGGTGCCGGGCCTGACGGTGGGCAAGACCGGCGCGACCGGCCAGACCCTCACGGTGACCGGTGACGACCTGATCGACCTGATCCACTCGATCGACCCGGCGTACCGCAACGCACGCTCGCGGTTCATGCTCGCCGACTCGAGCGTGAAGGTGGTGCGGAAGCTCAAGGACACCACCGGCCAGTACCTGTGGCAACCCGGTCTCACCGCCGGCTCCCCGGACACCCTTCTCGGGTACGGGGTGTCCATCAACCAGGACATGCCGGTGATGGCCGCGAACGCCAAGTCGATCGCGTTCGGCGACTTCAACGCCGCCTACGTGATCCGCCGCGTGCAGGGTGTCGCCGTGAAGCGCTTCGATGAGCGTTTTGCGGATGCCCTTCAAGTAGGGTTTTTGTCGTTTGCGCGTTATGACGGCGTGGTCGACGACGCGAACGCGGCAAAAATCTATCAAAACAGCGCCACCTGACAGGTGTGCGTCAGTTTTGATAGACTGACGCAATGCGGACGACGCACAGACGAATCGGAGAGCAGGATCGCTGCGTGCGGTGCGAAAGCCCGTTCGTGCGAACGCATGGCAGGCAGCGATACTGCTCGTCCGATTGCAAGAAGATCGCCGACAACGAGAACCGAACGAATCGATATCGTGCGCGTGCGTTTGCGTGCCGCCGGTGCGGGGAGTCGTTCACTCGTGACGAGTGCACGGCACGCAAGGTGTACTGCTCCGACGACTGTCGGTTAGCCGACGACCGTGACACTCGAAGCACGTTCGAGTACGACCGCACGCAGTCACCGGAGCACATCGCTAAGAGAACTGCCGCGATGAAGGCGACGTTGGCGAAGCAGCGGCGGATCTGCGAACGGTGCAGCGAGGAGTTCACCCCGACTAGTGCTGCGCAGCGGTATTGCTCGGGTCAGTGTTGGAACGCGGTCGCCAGCCAACGCAGGACTCGGGTAAACCGGCCGAGGATCTCAAGAGAGCGGTACGCCGAACTGCTTGAGCAGCAAGGCGGGGCATGTGCCATATGTGGGTCGGGGAACCGATCCGGTCACAGGCTTGCCGCCGATCATGACCACAAGACCGGTGCTATTCGCGGCCTGCTGTGCCATCGCTGCAACACCGCGATCGGCCTGCTCCGTGATGACCCCGAGTTGCTCAGGGCCGCTATCGGATACCTGAGCAAGTTCAACTAGACGGCCGGTGGCGTCCGGCCAGAAAGGACTTCGCCGGTATGGCCCAGACATTCGACGAAGACGACCAGATGTGGGTCCCAGCTGCTGCGGTCACCAACGTGGCCGGCACGGCGGGCGGCACCTATACCGCCACCGAGCAGGGCATCATCAACAACTCGGTCACCGCGATCAACGCGATCCTCGCGGCGCTCCGAGCAGCCAACATCATCGCGGAGGACTGATCAATGGCGAACGATCACGCCGAGGAACTGACGCAGCGCCCGGCCGCGGAGGTGCTGCGGGACACCGACCGCACCTCGGTGGGTGTGGTGCGGATCCTGTCCAGCGCTGCCGGGAAGCCGGGCGAGGAGCGGGAGTACAAGACCGGTGACGAGGCGCTGGTGGAGGGTGGGCAGGCGGAGTGGGTGGTCGCGCCCGTGCATTCGCCGGCGTCCGGTCGGCGCATGGACGCTGACGCTGAGCGGGGTGCGACTCCGCTGGGCGGCGCTGAGGTGTATCCGCCGGCTGAGCCGACCACCAGCGGTCGCCGGTCCGCGGCCCGCGCTGACGGCTACGTCGACGCGCACACCGACGACAAGGCCGCGGGCACGATCGCCGCGAAGCGCAGCGAGGTTGCATCCTCCACGGACGCGGAGTCGGTGAAGACGGATGCCGCGCTCGGTGGGCTGGGTGCCCGTTCCGGCCCGGTGACCGCGCAGTCGGATCTTCCGGCGGACAAGGCGCGTGCCGACGCCGACAAGGCAGCTGCTGACGCTGCGGCGAAGAAGAAGTAGGAGCGGTCGATGCGACGCCTGCGTGTGCTGTCCGGGCATCCGCTGCTGGGCAAACCCAACGATGAGGTGCCGGAGTTTCAGGGCGCGCAGGCGTACGTCGAGGCAGGGCTCGCGGAGTGGATCGTGGATCGTGTCGTGCCTGTCGAAACGGGGATGCGTCTGGGTGCGGCGGAGACGACCGCGGCGAACCCGGCGGTGGCCGGCGCCGGCGAAACCGACGCTGTCCTGCGAGCTCGTCTTGAGCGGCACGGCGTGAAGGTGGACGGGCGATGGAAGACGGCCCGCTTGCAGTCGGAGCTGGCCAAGGTCGAGCAGGCTGGGGAAACCCGATGAGCGGAGTGATCTGATGGCCCAGTGGTACCGGCAGGCCCCGGCAAAGATCATGAACAAGGAGGTGGACTGGAACAGCGACACCATCTCGCTGTCCCTGCATACCTCCACCTACACGCCGAACCTGGACACCCACGCTTACGTCAGTGACCTCACCAACGAGCTGTCCACCGCGTCCGGCTACACGGCGGGCGGGCTGACGTTGACGTCGTGCACGATCACGTATACGGCGGCGAACTCGTGGGGCACCAGCCGCGCGAACTCGACCGCCTACGTGGTGGGTGACGTGATCCGGCCGGCGTCCGGGAACGGGTTCCTGTACGTGTGCGTGGTGGCCGGCACCTCGGCGGGCACCGTGACGACCCTGGGCACTGTGGTGGGTCGGGAAACCACCGACGGCACTGCGGTGTTCGAGAATGTGGGTGCGGGGATCGTCACCCTGTCGGCTGCGACAGCGACCTGGTCGAGCTTCTCGGCAGGCCCGTTCCGGTACGGCGTGATCTCCGACCGCACCCCCGGCACCGCAGCGACCCAACCACTGCTCGGGCTGATCGACTTCGGGTCGAACCAGACCGGCGGCGGCGCGACCTACAACGTGTCGTTCTCCAACAGCGGGCCGCTGCACATCTTCACCAAGTAGCCCCCGATGTCGAACCGGTTTGATGCGGCCTCCGACCGCGTCTCACGTGCTGGCGGTTCACCGGATCCACAGACAGCGTTCACCATCTGCGGCTGGTTCTACCTGTCGGTGAACCGGGCCGACTTCTCCACACTGGCCCGGATCCACGCCTCTAGCGGATCGACCACCCGACTCACCCTCGCTACCAACACCGGTGGGCTCCGCCCGGCGGTGTTCACCCCCGGCAACACCGGTGGTGTGCTGGCCGTCGACAGCTTCAGCGTTGGCGCGTGGCTGTGGGTCGCGGTCACCCAGTCCTCAACGACCGCCATCATCTACACCTGCACTTCGGCGGGCGGCACCCTCAACTCGGCGTCCGGCACCTCGTCGGGCGGTGCGGCACCGGACGGGTACACGTTCGGTGGCCGGTCCTCGTCGGATGCGTCGGAGTGGTTCAACGGCCGCGCCGCCTACGTGCGGCTGTGGTCGGTGGTGCTGAACACGACCGAGCTCGCGGCGGAGCGGGACTCCACCGTGCCGGTGAAGACGGCGTCGCTGTACGCGGACTACCCGTTGACGGTGTTCACCGACCTCACCGACCACTCCGGAAACGCCCGTAACCTCACCGCCGGCTCAACGTCGACCACGACGGAAGCCGACCCACCGCTGGGGACGTTCGTCACCGACGCCCCTGTTGGTTTGCGGGTCGGCTACCCGACGGACACGACCACCTTCGGGGTCTCTGCCGTCGACGCGCCCGGTGGGCAGCGGCTGGGGTCCCCGCGAGAGCTGGTCACCCTGGGTGGCGCGTTCACGGACGCGCCTACCGGGGTAAGGGTCGGTTCGCCGGCGGAGACCGTAACGCAGGGCGGCGGCCTCACCGACGCGCCTGGCGGGGTGCGGCTCGGCATCCCCGCAGACAGTGTGACGTTCGGTGTCACGGTCACTGACCCGCCCGGTTCGGCCCGGACCGGCGCGCCCGTTGAGGCGTCGTCGTCGGGTGTCACAGTCGTCGACGTCGTGCATGGTGCGCGACTGGGTCAACCGCGCGAGGCGGTGACATTCGGGTCGACGGTCGCCGACCAACCCGGACATGTCCGGCTCGGATCACCCGCCGATTCGGCGAGCGCCGGCCTCACATACATCGACTTCCCGACTGCCGCCCGGCTCGGCTATCCAGGACAGGCTGTGACGGTCGGCTGGGCCGTCGTCGATGCCCCGACGGGGCTGCGGTTCGGGTCGCCCGCCGATCGAGTCACCTTCTCCACTCTGACGCTCGCGGACCCCGGTTCGCTGCGGCTGGGGTTCCCTCGCGATGAGGCGGCGACAGTCATCCCGCCGACCCGCGGCGACATGACCCCGACGGACCGTTCAACCGCCACCGCGACCCCCACACTCCGCCCGCTGGCGTCGATGGCACCAACCGGCCGCGTGAACGCAACGATGGGAGGGTAGATGGCCTACGACCTCGCCGACGTCGTACCGCTCACGGTCACGATCCGCGACACAACCGGTGCACCCGCCGACGGCGGAACGGTGACTCTCACGGTCACTCTCCCGGACCTCACCACCGCGACGCCGGCGGTCACCCACGCTGGCGTGGGCGTCTACCAGGTGGACTACGTACCACCAATGCCGGGCCGGTACAGCGTGAACTGGGTGTGCACCGGCACCAACGCATCCGGTTACAGCGACGCGTTCGACGTGCGGGAAGCCGCCCCCCACTATGCCGCCAGCCTCGCGGACCTCAAGCTACAACTGAACATGACCGGCACCACCGACGACGAAGAGCTGCGGCTGTACCTCGAAGCGGCGACCACCGTGGTGGAGCAGCATTTGAGGCGCGCGGTGGTGCGCCGCTCGTTTGTGGAGCAGATCACCGCGACCGGGTATCTGGCGTTGACGTGGACCCCGGTGGTGTCCCTCACCTCCGTGATCTACACCAACGGGTCGGGGTCGTTGACCCTGTCGGACCTGGTGGTGTCGGCGGCGGGGCTGGTCACGTCCGTGACGAACCCGTGTCTGTTGGTGGGGGACTTCACCGCAACCTACGTCGCCGGGCCGGCGCTCGTCCCAGCTAACGAGACCCTCGCCTGCTTGATCATCGCGCAGCACCTGTGGGAGACCCAACGCGGCACGAAGGGCGCGGCGCACGCGGGCGGCCTCAACAACCCGGGCCTGGGGTTCACCAGCTTCGGGTTCGCTATCCCGAACCGGGCGCTCGAGCTGCTCGGGCCGCCTGTGCCCGGGGTGGTGTGATGCCCACCCGCGTGTTCGACGGCATCAACCGGATCATCGAGATGCTCACGGCAGCCGGCGCGAACGTCGTCGACGGGCCGCTGGTGGACGGGGACACCGCCACCAAAATCTTCGTCGGCTTCGACGCTGACCCGGAAGGCGACTGGTCCACCGCGGTCATCGAACAGGACTGGTCCGGTATCGGGTCCTCCCGGAAACGGGACGAGCAGTTCGACATCGTCGGCGCGGTGGTGTGCGCCTACTCGGCCGACAACATGAAGACGTTGCGGGCACGGGTGCAGGAACAGTTCACGCTGGTGGAGTCCACGATCCTCGCGGACCCGTCCCTCAGCCTGCCCGGCCAGGTCGACTACTGCGTCGCTGGCGTGCACCCGGTCCAGTTGTTCGCCGAGTCCGGTCAGTACCGGTTGACGTTCGTGATCCGCGTCAAGACCCGCGTCTAGGGAAAAGGAAACCCCCAGCCATGTTGCGATTCCGCCTGCTCGCAGACTCCGCGATCGATGTGTACCACCCCGCCGGTCACGGCGACTCGCTTCGTATCGATCCCGGCAAGACCGTGGAGGTGGCCGGCGAGGTGGTGACGTCGCGGCCGAAGCCGAAGGGCGACGAGCCGGAGCCGGCACCGCTGCCGGATGACGCCTACATCGTCGTCAACAACGGCGAGGAGAAGGCCTGGCCCCACACCCTGTGGGAGCTCGTGGAAGACAAGCCGGCCTCCAAGACCGCGGCGAAGCCCGAGTCGAAGACCGAGCCCGCTACCTGAGGATGTCGCCCTGCGCATGATGCAAGGCGGTGTGCTCGCTGTTGGTGAGTGGTAGCAAGTTAGAACGGTCGTTGTTGTCCTTCACGCCGTCGATGTGATGGACCACGATCTCCGGCCGCAGATAGAGCTTGTACCCAAGCTGCATGAGGTAGGGGCTACTGGGGTTCGTGTCGCGTAGATGCTCCTCGGCAACCAGGCGGTGTTCGAGCACGTAACCGTCTCTGTCGCTGAACGGGTGGTCGCGGGCGTCGACCTTGACGTATCCGTGGTATCGCATCCAACCGCGGTAGCGGATGGATCGGACGCCGCGCGAGTTGTGTCCGTTGATATAGCGGCGTCCACGGGGCGCTGTTCGTCCACATTGACAGGCGCAGTCCATCGGCGGGGCGGCCGGTAGGCGGTTCCGGGCGGGCTTGCCATATGCGGGGTTCAAGGCGCCGAGCTTTGAGGCCCGGAGCTTCGCGATCGTCTCGGGTGAACGCTTCTGGCCGCGCAGGTGATGAGTGGGCAGGTACCGCTTGCCGGGAGACGCGAGCGCGCCGCACCCACACGCGCACGGCGCCGCAGGAGGTCGGTCCTTCTTCTGTTGCAATCGGAGGTTGTGTCCGAGCACGAATTTGGGCGCGGTCGGGTAGTGCTCGGCCTTGATAGTGACCTGTTCACCGCAACCGCAGTGACACGGACGGTCCCCCTGCTGGGCAAGAGCCCACGCAGTTCGGGTGCCTTTGGGGACACGGATTCCCCTGCTCTTCGTCATCCCCAAAGTGTATCAGAAGGAGCATATTGTGAGCACGGGTTCCGGGCTTGACGCCCAGTTTATGGTGGCCACGGAGTCCACCTGGGGTACCCCCGTCACGGTCACCCGTGGCTACGAGATCCTCAGCGAGTCGCTGAACCGTGACATCACCTACGTGGACTCCGCGGGTCTGCGGGTCGGTACCACGTTCAAGCGGTCGGCGCGCACCAAGCAGGCCAGGTTCAGTGTCGGCGGCGACGTCGAGCTCGAGCTCCCCACGTTGGGTGCGGGTCTGCTGGTGAAGCACATGCTGGGCTCCACCGTGACGACCACGACCCTGGTGTCGGGGTCGGCGTACAAGCAGATCCACACCCCCTCCGGGTTGGCGGGTCTCGGCTTGACGATGCAGGTCGGTCGCCCGGAGCCGACGTCGCCGTACACGGTGCGGCCGTTCACCTACGAGGGCTGCAAGATCACCAAGTGGGAGATCAGCCTCAAGGACGGTGAGCTGGCGAAGCTGAAGCTGTCGGTGGACGGCCAGGAGGAGTCGACGGTGACCGCGCTCGCCACCGCCTCCTACCTGGCCGGTACGCAGGTGTTCCCCTTCCTGCAGTCCACGATCAAGCTGGGTGGCACGGCGACCACCGCGGCCGGTGAGACCACGGTCGCGGGCGGTACAGCGTTGGCGACGGTCGCCAAGTCCATCACCATCTCCGGGGACAATGCGGTCGCCACCGACCGGTACGGACTCGGGAACGCGGGGCAGAAGCGTGAGCAGCTGCAGAACGGGATGCAGACGATCACGGTCAAGCTCGACACCGAGTTCTCGAAGACGGAACTGTACGACCTGTACACGGCGGGTACCCCGACGCCGATGCAGTTCGACCTGACCGGCGCGGCGATCGGTGCCGCGAACTACCTGTTCTCGGTGATCCTCCCGGCCTGTTTCCTCAAGAAAGCGCCGCCTGCTGTGTCCGGCCCGGACATCGTGCAGATGTCGACGGAATGGGAAGCGGAATGGGACGAAACCAACCCGCCGATCCAAATCAAGATTGTGTCGACTGAGTCCACGAACATCTGATGCCGCCGATCCGGATCTCCATCGCGGCGACGAACGTGTCGGAGTACCGCAAGCTGGCGAAGGAGCTCCGGAAAGCCGGCAAAACGGATCTGCGGAAACAACTGCGAAAGCAGATCGCCGACGCCGGGCGCCCTGTGTTGGATGACGTGAAGGCAGCGGTGCGGGACATGCCGGTGACGTCACGCGGTGGCGGCGGTGCGCAGCGGCGCCGGTTCAACGTGGCGCGTGCGTCGACGGAGCGGGCGAAGGCGTCTGCCGCCCGTCGCGGCGCTGGTCTGCGGTCCACGATCGCGTCGGCGACGAAGTTGCAGATCACCGCGAAGGGTGTGCGGTTCGTGGTGCAGTCATCGAAGCTGCCCGCTGATCAGCGCACGCTCCCCCGTCATCTGGACAGTGAGAAGGGGTGGCGGCACCCGGTGTTTGGTGATCGGGATGTGTGGGTGACACAGAAAGGCCGACCGTATTTCGGGTCGACGATTAAGCGGAAGGCCCCGGCGTTCCGTAAGGCGATCGTGGACGCGATGGAAAAGATCCGGCAACAGTTGAGCCGGTAAGCAAACTGTTAGAGGGGAAATAGAGATGGCTCGGTTCAAGATAGAAGACCGCGAGTACGAGTTCGACGGCGAGTTCACCGCTGCGGAGGCAATGCAGTTCTTCGACAGGGCGCACATCGGCATGGCGCAGGTGGACGCCGAGCTTGAGCGGTGGAACCCGTACGCGATCGTCACCTTCATGCACATCTTGAAGACCCGCGCAGGTGAGAAGGTCCGGTGGGAGGACTTGATGAGCCTGCCGGTCAGGGTGTTCACGCCGGTCATCGAGGACACGTCGTCCGTCGACGGTGAGCCGAACCCGGCGGAGGGACAGCGGGAGGCGCAGGACCCTACCAGGGACGCTGGGACAACCCCCGAGAGCGATACCACCAGTACCTAGTCGCGTTCGCGTTCCACTTCAGCTTGCGTCCCGCTGATGTGCGCTCTTTGACGTTGTTCGAGTTCGACCAGTTCGCGTCCACCATCGATCACATGGCGGAGGAGGACTGATGGCCGACCTGAGCTTCAACATCGTGGCGTTGGACAAGGCCGGGTCGACGTTCATCAAGCTCGCCGAGCAGGTCGACAAGCTGTCCGACAAGCTGGACCGGCTGGACCGCAAGGACGTCACCGCCACCGTCAACGTCAAAACCGACGAGTCCCGCAGAGCACTCGACAGCTTCACCACCCGCTGGCAGTTGATGGCCACCGGGATCGCGGCGGCGTCCCCAGCGATCGGGGCTGCCCTCGTCGCAGGTGTCGGCGCTGGGTTCATCGGTGTGGCGGCGATCGCCCAGTCCTCCAACTCGGAGGTCCAGGAGTCCTACAAGGGACTCTGGCAGGACGTTGTCGCCACCACCCGCAACTCCACGCAGCAGCTGGTGCCGTTCTTCGTGGGCGCTGCGACCCAGATGAGCAGCGCGGTCCACCAGCTGGGTCCGCAGATCGCGGAAGCGTTCTCGGCGGCAGGACCGTCGATCAACGCCTTGACCCGGGGCATCACCGACGCAGCCACGAACGCAATGCCGGGCCTTGTGACAGCGATGCAAAACGGGTTGCCGGTCATGGAGGGCGTGTCCCTCGCGATGGGGCAGCTCGGCGCGGCCGGCGGGCAGGCGTTCGCGGACCTGTCGCAGCACGCGCAGGCGTTGGGGACCGGCATCCAGTCGTTCGGGTCGATCGTGTCGACGGTCCTCGGCCTGGCTGTCGATTTGGTGGCGGACCTGTCGGAGGCGTGGGCCGCGAACGCGGACTCGATCGACGGCGCGATCGCGGGGGTCGCCCAGGTCATCTCCGGGCTCGCTTCGGGTGTGCTGCCGGTGCTCACCGCGGCGTTGGGTGCGGTGTCGTCGACGATCCAGGCGGTCACCTCTGTCCTCGGCCCCCTCGCGCCCGCGTTGGGGTTTGTGGGTGGGGCAGCGTTGGCGACGTGGGCCGCGTTCAAGCTCGCGGACGTTGTGTCGGTCGGTGTGAAGCGGTTGGCGCTCGGCGTGGTAACGCTGGGCGGCAACATGGAAGGCGCGGCCGTCAAGTCGGCGGGCATGATCGCCGGCATGCGTGGCGTGTCCGTCGCCGCCTCAACAACCGCGACCACAGTCGCGGCGGCCGGGCGCGCTACCGCTACAGCGGCGGTGACGATGGGTGCCTCGCTGGCCGCGATCGCCGGGCCGTTGGGGATCGTGTTGACGGCGGGCGCTGTGCTGTGGAGCCTGTTCGCGTCGTCCACGGATGAGGCCAGCACCAGCGCGGTGGACGCGGCGACAGGGATCGACACGGTCACCGCTGCCCTGCAGCGAAGCCACGGCGCGGTGGACCAGTCGGTGCGGGACTCGGTGAAGTCGCTGGCCGGCTACTCGGAGGTGGCCCGCATCACGGGCGCGGTCGGGGTCACCCAAACCGAGCTCACCAACGCGATCATGAAGGGCGGGTCGGCGCTCGACGCGATCAAAGCCCCGCTGCAGGCG